GCGCGGTAATGAGTTCAATGGCTTCCAGCGTGATTACGTCGAGTACTGCGCAAGCATCTACCAGTGGTACAAGCATTGACTTTACAGGGTTGCCTGCTTGGGTAAAACGAATTACGGTGATGTTTAACGGCGTGAGTACAACTGGAACAAGCATTATTCAAGTTCAATTTGGCACGGGTTCTACAACATACACAACAACTGGTTATTTGGCAATTGCTATGGGTTTTGGCCCTACTGCTGGAGCTGCTTCTGCAATAACAACAGGTTTTGGCTGTGCTGACGGTAATGTTGCAACAAATACACATTCTGGAAATTACGTTTTTACAAACGTAACAGGTAATACTTGGACTTGTACGGCTCAGGTTTATAGAAACTCAACCGCTATTGGCTTTGGAGCAGGTTCCATCACGTTGGGCGCTGTTCTTACCGCAGTACGCATCACCACCGTAAACGGCACAGACACCTTTGATGCTGGTTCAATCAACATCCTTTACGAGTAAACACCATGACAGCAAAAATTGATGGCACAAACGGCGTACTCCAGCAGTACGACTACCAAGTCCCAACAACTGGGTTCTCATATACCTTCGCTGCTGGAACAACTGTTCTGGTGATGAACCCTGCGGGTACGCTGGCAACAGGCACAATCACAATGCCTGCGGCTCCTGCTGATGGCATGACCATCTCATTCAGTTCAACCAAACAAATCACAGCACTGACAGTTGCAGGAAACACAGGTCAAAGTATTGTTGGCAACCCAACTACCATGCTGGCTGGTGGCGCTGCCACTTTTGTTTACCGATTGTCAAATACCACTTGGTATGCACAAGTAAATACAGCGGGTATTGGGTTAACTACCGGCGCTCCTGTTTTGAACGTATATACATCATCAGGTACTTGGACAAAACCAGCAACAGTTAAAGCAATTAAAGTGACTGTTGTGGGTGGCGGTGGTAATGGAGGGCCGGGTGTTGGGACAACAACTCCACAACCAATTGCTCCTATAAGCACCACCACAAGCGGAAGCGGAGGAGGGGGAGGAGGAATGTCGCAAAAAATTTATCCTGCTCCTTCTTTACCCGGGCCACAACCTTATACGGTAGGCGCGGCAACTGCTTCTTCGTCTTTTGGGGTTGCTCCTGCAACAGTAATTACAGCAACATCTGGTAGTAACGGTGCAAATTCTCCCGCACCTAGTGTGGCGCTAGGAGGTAATGGTGGGGTTGGTTCTGGGGGTGATATTAATCAAAATGGAAATCCGGGCATTTTAAGTAATGGTGCAGCCTCTTCAGGCTCTGGTGGCGCATCAGCGTTTGCTGGGGGTGGTGGAGCAGCAGTAAGCTCTCCTGGCCCGGTGGGGGCAACTGGAGGTACTGGCGGCGCTTACGGAGGTGGTGGTGGAGGTTCATTAAAAGCGGGTGGCCCAGCAACCACCCCCGGTGGTTCTGGTGCGGCTGGCGTAGTTATTGTTGAGGAGTTTTATTAATGAAAGCACTTATTTCAACTACTGAACCTCGTGAAACAGGTTATCGAGTAGCACAAGTTGTTGCTGACGGGCAAACTTTTCCCGTTTCAGACACAATGTTTTGGACTGATTTTCCTTCTGATCTTGATCCATCACTTGTGCCTGATGACAAGTATTGGTATGACCCGTCTGATCAAACAATTAAATTGATCCCAGAGCCAGTCATGACGTTTGACAATCTTGTTCCGTCAAATCAACTTCCTTATTGATTATGGATGTTATTAAACAAGCTAAAGATTTGTTCTATGAAAACATTTCTTTGACTGAAAAATGTAAAAATGACAATAATCTTTTGTATTTGACAAAACTAAATCATGTTCCGCAGTTCATCAAAGATGCCAGAAAAGAAATGATTAATCAATATGACTTGCATGACTCATTTAACTGCCCAGATCTTCAAGATTTTATTTTTGAAGCAAAGCCCGGTAAGTATTTATCCCCGCACACCGATCATTTACCAAGTTTAAAAGAAATCAATTACATGCACTTTAGGGCAAATTGGGTTATTCAAGCGCCAGAAAATGATGTTTTTATATTTGGGAATGACGGTGATTTGTATAAAATTGAAGAAAACAAATTTTATTTGATAGATGCACTTAAACCGCATGGAATTTCAAAGATAAAGGGAGAAAAGTCTTTGTTGCTTTATTCATTTGGTTTTATAAAAAAGGATAACAATGTGTGACCAACTCAGCCAATTTGTTGTTGAAAAATATGTCCACCTCAAGGACTTCCTTGACAAGGACAACTGCCGTGAATTGACCAACGAACTCAAGCGTCTGGTTGCAGAACAGAAGACTGTCAAAGACGATCAATGCCCGATATCTGAATCCGTGCATGGCGCTATGGTTTTTGACAGCCTATTGGTTCAACTGTTGCCGCATTTTGAGCGTGCCTCTGGCAAGCGTTTACATCCAACATACAGCTACGCCCGTTTATACGCGCCCGGCGAAGAGTTGGTCATCCACACCGACCGTGAATCTTGCGAGATCAGTGCCACCTTGACTCTTGGTTTTGATGGTGACGTATGGCCCATCTACATGGGCGACGAAGGCAAAGCAAACGCATCAGAAATCAAAATGGCTGTGGGCGATGCCGTCATGTACCGTGGCATGGACAAGCACCACTGGCGTGAAAAGTACACCGAAGGCAAATGGCAGGCGCAGGTATTTCTGCACTACGTCGATGCTGACGGCCCGCACAAAGAATGGAAGTTCGACAAGCGCCCCGGTTTAAACCTGCCGCAAGAAGAACTGCGCTACCGTGTGTTTCAGGATGTCCTGACACCTGAAGCCTGCGACATGTTGATTAAGCTGTACACCAGCGACAAAACAGAAAAGCAACCGCCCGTAATTGGCACAGGAGAAGGCGCAATTGACAAGTCCATCCGCAATGTTGAGCGTGTGATGCTGCCGACCTACAAAGATATTGGCGGTCGTCTGGCGGCTGTTGGTATGGCAGCAAACCATGCCGCATGGCAGTTTGACATTACCCATTCCAACCAAGCAGAGTTCTTGATCTACCCCGCAGGCGGACGCTACCAAGCGCATGTTGACACGTTCTTAAAGCACGGCGAAGATTGCCGCAAGCTGACAGTGCTGGCCTTCCTGAACGACGACTTCAAGGGTGGCAAGTTCTTCATCCAAGACGGTCAAAACAAACATTACCCACCACAGACCAAAGGCACAATTTTGGTGTTTCCATCGTTCATCATGCACGGCGTGGAAGACATTGAAGAAGGTGAGCGTTGCTCCGTTGTGTGCTGGATGGTCGGTAAATTCTTCAAATAAGGAGTTGATATGGCAACAACAATCAGCGGCGGCGCAACGGGTGTAAATACCGCAGCAGCCACAGTAGGCCCGGCAGGCATCACCTTTGGGGATTCAACAGTTCAGACTACTGCGGCTGTGACGGCTCCGGGCATTCCTGTTTTAAACGTCTACACCTCGCCCGGTACTTGGACAAAACCAGCAACAGTAAAAGCAATTAAAGTCACTGTTGTTGGTGGAGGTGGCGCTGGTGGTGGTGTACCCGGTAATCCGACTGGGGCTAGTGCTGCTGGTGGTGGTGGTGGTGGAACTTCTATATTTATTTATCCAGCACCATCATTACCGGCAAGCGCAATTCCTTATACAGTAGGCGCAGCGGCGGCAAGTTCATCTTTTGGCGCTGCACCGTTAACGGTTATCACAGCAACGGGAGGCGCTACTTCTGCTTCCGCAATATCTGGAACGGCTGGGAGTGGAGGAATTGGGAGCGGAGGAACATTAAATATTGGCGGCGGAGGCGGCGGTTCAGCCGGAAATCCTACAGGATTTGGTGGGAATGGTGGAAGCTCTATGTTTGGTGGTGGTGGCGCGGCTAGTCAAGGGGCTACTAACGGTAATGCAGGACAGGTATATGGCGGCGGAGGCGGCGGCGCTTCAAAAGCAGCTAACACCGCTAGTTTTTCTGGCGGCGCAGGCGCTCAAGGTGTAGTTATTGTTGAGGAGTTTTACTGATGAAAGAAGCATTGATTTCAACTATTGAACCCCGTGAAACGGGCTATCGTGTGGCTCAGGTTGTCGCAGAGGGTGAAACATTCCCTGTGGCTCCTGCATTGTTCTGGACACCATGTGCAGATGATGTTGTGGCAGATCAGTTCTGGTACGACCCGTCTGACCAACAGATCAAGCCAATTCCGCAGCCTGAACCGACTGTTTAAACATTGACCCGATCAGCCTTCTCTTTGCTGCAAATGCTTGCGTTGCCGCCATCAAAGAAGGTTGCGAGCTATACAAGCAGGCTAAGACATCTTTCATGGAGGTCAAGGCAACGGTTGACGAGGCTGTTGGAATTGCACAGGAGGTATATGGCTTTTGGGGCAAGCTGGCAAGTATGTTTGGCGGTACGCCAAAGCCGACCCAAAGCAAGCCTGTGGCGAAAAAGAAGGAGAAGTTCGTTGCCGTCGATGAAACCAAAGTCATGGTCGATGTCGTCAAGCAACTCACTGAGTTCTTCAAGATTCAAGAACAGTTAGCAGCACACATTCGGGAGGAAGAAGAGAAGTCCAGAAACGTCTACGAGCCTGACCAGAACCAAATGGAAGCCGCACTGAAGCGGGTCATGGCGATGGATCAGATGGCGGAACTGGAAGTGACGATCAGGGAAACGATGGTGTACCAAAGCCCTCCTGAGATGGGTGCGCTGTACAGCAAGGTGTTTGAGATGCGGGATGTCATCGCCGCTGAACAAGAAGCTGCCAGACTGGCGCAGGAACAGCGGGAGAAGAGGCTCAGATGGCAACGTCACCAAAGGCAGGCAGACCGAAACCTCAAAGCCGGAGCAGCCGTCCTAACCCTGATCCTTATCGCATACCTGTGGACATGGTTCCTCTGGTTGAGTCAACTGAGGAAAGCATAATGGGTGTGTTGGGATGGGTTGCTGCTGTTGTTCTGGTTGCGCTGATGCTGCCATTGCTTGCGTTCCTGTACTTGGATGTGCTGGAAACCAAACACGAAGCCAAAGCGCAGATGGAGAAGGTCGAAAAGCTACGCCGGGAAATTGAGAGGAAGAACCGTGATAAAGAGCCTACTAATTTTGATGACAATCCTGTTTTTGACAGGGTGCGAAGACCGCTTTCGCTACCCTTGCCAAAATCCAAAGAACTGGGAGAACCCTGAGTGCAAGCCCCCTATTTGCACTGCGACAGGAACTTGCCCTGAACAACTCATCGCACCGGAGAAAAAATAATGCCGACCATCGTTCGTAACAACTCCAACCGCCTGACCGCAGAAGAAATTGAAGTCCGTGTCTGGGCTTTTGTCATTGTGGTTTTGGTCACCATCCTGCTTGGCGCAATGGCGATGTTTTTGTATTCTGTGACATACGTGACTCAGCCAATGAACGGGCAGATGGCGGCGATTGATAAGGTTTACACAAGCCAGATTTCCACCATCATGGTGTTCATTACCGGCGTACTGGGCGGTGTAGCAGGCAGATCGGGCATCAAAGCTGTAGCCAATGCAGTCGCCAGTGCGCAGTCAACCGACATTGATGAGCCGCCCAAGCCATGAGCTTGTTCAACCCTTACGTCCTGCTTGGCATCGTCTTGACGATGCTTCCTGCCTTTGGCGGCGGGTACTGGAAGGGCAAGCATGATGAGAACACCCGTCAGCAGATTGAAATTGCTGCTGCAAACGCCAAGGCCAGAGAAACAGAACAAAACATGGCGGTGGTCGCCAACACCTACGCCACAACCTTGAGGAATGCGCAAAATGCTGCAAGAGCTAAAGAAACTAAGTTACGGGCTGATGCTGCCACTGGTGCTTTGCGCCTGTCAATCCCCACCCAAGCCCCCGTATGTCCCACCGCAGATACCGCCCCTGCCGCCGGAGATAGCCGAGAAACAAGAGCCGAACTTGACAGATCGGTTGCTGAAGCTCTTATCGCCATCACAGCAGACGGAGACGCAGCCATCCGCAAGCTCAACGCCTGTATCGACACCTACGAAAAAATGAGGAGCATGAAATGAACCTGACAGCCAACTTTTCCCTGCACGAATTAACCAAATCCGAAACTGCCCTGCGCATGGGCTTGGACAATACCCCCGGCCCAGTGGAGACTGAGCATCTCAAGATACTGGCTGAGCGTGTTCTCCAGCCTGTGCGTGACCATTACGGCAAGGGTGTCAAGGTGAACTCAGGCTACCGCAGTCCTGAATCCAATGCCGCCGTGGGCGGAAGTCGTACCTCAGACCATTGCAAGGGCCAAGCAGCCGACATTGAAATCCCCGGCGTACCCAACGCCGAGCTTGCTCAGTGGATCATGGATAACTTAGAATACACCCAACTCATCCTTGAGTTTTACACCCCCGGCATCCCTGACAGCGGCTGGGTGCATGTCTCATACGACCCAGACAATCTGAAGAAGCAGGAATTGACTGCAATGAAGGTGGCTGGTAAAACGCAGTATGTTCCCGGACTTGTAGCCTGATGCCATGCCATTACAAAAAGTACTGTTTAAACCCGGTGTAAACAAAGAAAACACCCGATACACCAATGAGGGTGGCTGGTATGACTGCGACAAAATTCGCTTTCGTCAAGGCACGCCTGAAAAGATTGGTGGCTGGACTCGGATTTCTTCTTACACCTACGTTGGCCCGTGCAGATCATTGTGGTCTTGGGCTTCTCTCTCCAGTATTGTCTATATTGGAGTAGGCACGTACTTGAAGTTTTACATTGAGCAGGGCGGGGCGTACAACGACATTACCCCAATTCGTGACTATGGCACGGGGCTGAGTGGCCCATTTGCCGCCACTGCAAACTCAACCACTGTAACCGTGACGGACGCATCACATGGTGCGCTGGATGGAGACTACGTCACTTTCTTTGGTGCTGTAGCACTCAGCACGCAGACGTTTACACGCACGACAGCAACCAACTTTGCCCTGACAACCGCGCTTGCAGCCAACACTCCTGTGGTGCTTACCGTGTCGTCTGGCGGCTCCTTGCCGACTGGATTGATTACCGGCTATCAGTACTACATCAAAGTTGTGTCTGGCACGACAGTGCAGTTTGCCAACGTGCCAAACGGTGCGGCAGTCAGTACATCAACGGCTGGCTCCGGCACGTTCTCGCTGTATGTAAACAGCGGCCTGACAGCAGATGTGTTGAACCAAACATTTGCTGTTACGGTTATTGATGGCAACACATACACCATCACTACACCAGTGGCGGCAGGAACATACGACACAGGCAATGGCGGCACAGTCAACGCCTACTATGAAATCCACATTGGCTCAGACAATGCCCAGCCTATTACTGGCTGGGGTACAGGCACATGGGGTTCATATTCATGGGGTACTGGGCAGTCTGGCACTGCTGCGGCGCGGCTTTGGTATCAAAACAATTTTGGTCAAGACTTGGTATTTGGCTACCGTGGTGGCCCCTTGTATTACTGGAATGCGTACATTGGCACACAGCCAAAATCTTTCACAATCACAATCGCAGCACCCGGTGTTGTGACGCTTGGCAGCGGGTCATTGATCGACGGCACAGCCGTTGTCTTGGAATCCACCGGCTCTTTGCCGACTGGCCTGACCATTGGCACAACCTATTACACCGGCGGCGCTTCCGGTAGCACTTGCAAGCTGGCAACGTCCTACGCAAATGCGTTGGCTGGCACATTCATCACAACCTCTGGCTCGCAGTCTGGCACACATTACATTCTGCCCAATGGCATCCCCGTGACTTCACTGGGCGGCGCGTCCGATGTTCCGGCCTACGTAAATTTCATGATGGTGTCTGATGCCAGCCGGTTCACGATTGCCTTTGGCTGCACGCCTTACGGCGGCGGAGATTTAGACCCAATGTTGATTCGCTGGTCTGACCAAGAATCTGTGGTGAACTGGACTCCTGCGGTGACCAATCAGGCTGGTTATGTTCGACTGTCGCATGGCTCTCAAATCCTGACGGCAGTTCAGGCTCGTCAAGAGATTGTGGTCTTCACCGACACTTCCATCTATTCAATGCAGTACCTTGGCCCACCGTATATCTGGGGTACACAGCTTTTGGGTGACAACGTGTCCATAGCCGGATACAACACCGCCATCATTGCGTCTGGTGTCATCTACTGGATGGGCGTGGACAAGTTTTACAAATACGATGGTCGGGTTGCCACCCTCCGCTGCGACTTGCGCCAGTTCATCTACGGCGACATCAATCTTGACCAGCAGGTTCAGTTCTTTGCTGGAACAAACGAAGGCTTCAATGAAGTCTGGTGGTTTTATTGCACAGCAAACTCTACGGTCATCGACCGGTATGTTGTGTACAACTACGCCGAGGACATCTGGTACTACGGCTCAATGGGTCGCACGGCTTGGTTGGACTCTGGCCTGACCAACTACCCGTTGGCAGCAACGTACAACTACAATTTGGTGTTCCATGAAAATGGAATTGATGACAATGCCACTGGCACAACTCAAGCGATTGAGGCATACATCACATCATCGCAGTACGACATTGGTGACGGACACAACTTTGGGTTTGTCTGGCGCATCGTGCCTGACCTTACCTTCCGTGGGTCATCTACTACAGGGGAAACCCCGCAAGTCACTATGCAGTTGCTTCCTCTCCAGAATTCTGGATCAGGCTACAACAACCCAGTGGAATCAGCCAACCAGTCGGTTGGCGGGGTGAGCTACGCCAACGTAGATCGTGTTGGCACATACACCGTGGATCAGTTCACTGGACAGGTTTACACGCGAGTGCGTGGTCGTCAGATGGCGATGAAGATTTCATCCAATCGTATTGGTACAACATGGCAGCTTGGTGCGCCTCGTATTGATATTCGTCCTGACGGTAGACGCTGATGGCTACCTTTGATCCCAAAGTAACTGACTTCCGCAACCCGGTAGCGCCAAACCTGCCACTTGCACCGGGGGAGTATGAACGTCAGTTTCAAGATCAGTTTGAGAATATTCTGCGGCTGTACTTTAATCAGCTTGATAACGCCTTTGGCTCTTTGCTTGGCCCGACCGGCGGCAAGTACCTGAAGTTCCCGTATGGCGCGTTCTCCAGCGATCAATCACAGACCACCACGGCAAATACAGCTACGCTGATGACTCTGAACACCACGGACTTTTCCAATGGCGTTTCAATCACTTCGTCCAAAATCACAGTCGCCAACGCAGGTATATACAACTTGCAGTTTTCAGCGCAATTACAGTCAACAGATGTTGCCCCACAGGACATTTATATTTGGTTGCGTCAGGGTAATGATGGGGGTTCTTCCGCAGATATTACGGGTTCAACCGGAAAGGTAGGCTTGCCTGCTAGAAAAACTCCAACAGACCCATTCCATGACATCAAAGGCTGGAACTACTTCCTCTCTATGAATGCCAACGACTACGTCCAAATCTACTGGTCAACTACCAGCGCTAACGTGTCAATCCAGTATTACGCCGCCTCTGGAAGTCCGACAAAGCCTTCCACCCAGTCGGTGGTTGCCACGCTTTCCTTCGTCTCAAGACTACCCACATGAACCTGAAAATGGTACTATCAACCACCCCGTTTAAATGAGGCAAAAATGAGTCTCCAGCTTGCTGCCCAACACATTCAACAGCATGGACGCAATGGCGACTCCATGCTTGTCCACATGTCCCCCAAGGAAGTCAAAAGCCTGAATGACTTGGCGATGGCTCATGGCGGTCAACTGTCAATCAATCCGCATACGGGTTTACCCGAAGCAGGCTTTCTTTCTTCAATCCTACCAATGGTCGCGGGTTTTGCACTTGGCCCTGCTGGATTTGGTCTTTCTCAGATGGAAGCAAGTTTGGCCAGCGGCGCATTAAGTATGGCCTTGAACCCCGGCGGCGGGTTGATGGGTGGTTTGATGGCGGGTGTGGGCGCATACGGCGGTGCTGGTCTGGGGCAATCATTGGCTCAACAAGGTATGCAGGCCGAAGCACAGGCCGCACAGCAAGCAGCGGAAGCCGCTAAATTACCTCAGTCAATTATCACTCAAGCACCGATGGCACAGGCTGCTACAGGGGCAAACCCAACTTTATTGTCTAGCTTAGGAATGCCGCCGGATGCTACACAGTCTGTTTTGGCAAATGTAAAACCAGTATCAGAAGCCATTACTGCTTCTTACCCCTCATCTGCTTTGAATTTAGGCGCTCCAATAACAGCGTCAAATACATTGGTTAGCGACCTCACCCCTATGCAAAACGCTAATTATGCTCTTCAAGGAGTTAAAACGCTTGGAACAAAAGAAGGTTGGAGCCAATTAGCAGATAACGCAGGCGGTGTGGGGCAGTTGGCTAAATATGGGCTTTCTGCGGCGGCTCCTGTAATTGCTGACGCATCGCGTAAAACTGTACCTACTCAAGAAGAAGATAAAGACATGGGGCAGCGGTACACATTTGCTTATAACCCTACTAACCCAACACCCACAGCAGATATATACGGGCGTGAGCAACGGTACTTTAAACCTCAGTACACCCCAGTAAGTAACCAGACAGCCAAAAACATTTTTGGTTTTGCTTCTGGTGGTTTAGCTGAGCCGGGAACTCCCACACAGTATTCCTACGACCCTACAGCGCAAACATACGACAGGATTGATACTCCAGCAAGTACTCAGCCTAGGTCAGCAAACCAAGCAAATTACCCCAACGGCGGCGGTAGAGGGCCGGAAGGAAGAACAGATGCTCAGCAGGCTCAAGCCGAGGCAAATGCTCAAGCTCTTGGCATGGATACGTCAAACCCAATGGGAATGGTTGCTCAGGCTCTCATGGGGCTTACACCGCTTGGCCCCGTTATTTCTCTTGCAAAAATGATGGGGTTGACAGGAGAAAATGGTGGGGTGTCTTCTGGAATTGGCCCTTCATCAAGCGCAGGGGAATCTGCCTCATCAAGCACAGGCTCAGGCAATCAAGCATCAAAAGCAGGGGCAATTGCGGCGGGAACTGGTAATGTTGGCCTTGGCCCCGGCCCCGGCGCAGGTAATGCTGCTGGCACTCCCGGTGTTGGAGCTAGTGGGTATGCCACCGGCGGTATTTCTGATGCCCAATATAACCTTGGCGGCTACTCAGATGGCGGCAGATTGCTGCGCGGCCCCGGAGATGGTGTGTCCGACTCCATTCCCGCAACGATTGGCCACAAACAGCCTGCTCGGTTGGCTGATGGCGAGTTTGTCGTTCCTGCTCGTATCGTCTCTGAATTAGGCAATGGCTCTACTGACGCTGGGGCGCGTAAACTGTACGCCATGATGGACAGAATTCAGAAGGCTCGCGGCTCCACTGTGGGTAAAGGTAAAGTTGCAAAGAACAGCAGGGCTGAACAGTATTTGCCAGCATGAGTTACATCATCACTTTGGAAAAATTCACTGACACGTACCGAGAACTCGAACCCTTGTACCGTCAGCACTACAAAGAGATGACCGACCGGTTAAATGCTGAAGGCTTTGAGTACTCGCCGTACAACCCAAGACTGGACGAATACGGTAAGGCTTGCGAAAATGGTAGTTTGCTGACTTTCGTGCTTCGGCTTGAAGGTGTTGCTTGCGGATACATCAATGTGTACATCACAAACGATATGCACAATCAAGACTTGATTGCACAAGAGGACACAATTTTTGTGGTCAAAGAGCACCGCAACGGAGTGGGCAAAAAACTTGTCCAGTTCGGCTTGGAAGAGTTAAAACGCCGTGGTGTAAAGCGGTTGCATGTGTCAGCAATGACTGACTTGAGGGTAGCAAAACTTTGGAGCCGAATGGGTTTCAAAGAAGCCGCTACTCAAATGATTTACAGATTTTGAGGTTTAACCATGTGCCAATCATCCGCACCAGCACCATCTTCTAGTTCAACTTCGGTTGCAGAACTTCCCGAATGGGCTAAGCCATACGCTAAAGAGTCTTTGGCAAAAGCCGCTGCTTTAACCGACATAAATAAAAACCCATACCAAACTTATGGCGGGCAACGTGTTGCTGGCTTTCAGCCTTTACAGCAACAAGCGTTTAAAACTATAGGTGGTCTTGATGCTGGCCCTGATGCGTTTGCACAAGGTATTAACAGTTACATGTCGCCTTACATGCAGAATGTGGTGGACATTGAGAAGCGTGAAGCTGCTCGACAGTCGGGTATTGCTGGTACTCAGCAGCAGGCTCAGGCAACGCAGGCTGGTGCTTTTGGTGGCGGTCGGGATGCAATCATGCGAGCGGAGCGTGAACGCAACCTTGCCCAACAAATGGGCGATATTCAAGCCAAAGGATCGCAGGCAGCCTACGAGCAAGCTGCAAACCAATTTCGTCAGGGTATTACTCAGCAGTCCGGGCTTGCTCAACTTCAAGGTGTATTGGGTCAGCAGCAACAGCAGCAAGAGCAGCGCCCATTGGATGTTGCGTATCAAGATTTCTTGAATCAAAAGAATTATCCGTACCAACAGTTGGGCTACATGTCCGACATTATTCGTGGGTTACCACTTGGGCAAAAATCAACACGCTCTATATATGAAGGCGCTCCATCCCCAATACAAACTATTGGTGCGTTGGGTGCGGGTGCGTACGGCATACCAAAAGTATTTGGCGCTAAAGATGGTGGTTTGATGCACTCTTACGCTATTGGGGGTGTAACAAACCCAATGGACAATTTGCCAAAAATGGCAAAAGAAGTTGCAAAACTCACAGACGAACAACTACAACAAATCATCCAGCATCCAGCTAGTGCAGCGGAGTTGCAAGCCGCCAAAATGGAATTAGCTACCCGTGCTTCAGAACACCGAGGCTTAGCCAGTGCGTACAACGCTATGCCACAACAAGAAGAACAAACAATGTATGCCGCAAATGGCGGGATTGTGGCATTTGCGGGTGATGGTGAAAGCCTCGTAACGGATGATGAAAACGAAGATGGGGATCAGGTTGCTGGACTTAGCACCGACCAACTTATCTCTGGGAGTTATTCACCCGGTGACCAACAAAAATATGATCTATGGAACCAGCGATTAGCCGACGCATTTGAGCAGGTAAGCAACTATCGACCATCTGCGGCCATGACAGAAGATCAACGCCGAGCAGAAACGCTTAAAAATTATGAAGAAGTTAAGCAAATGGCTGGCCCTTCCCCTTACAAAGCTCAATCTGAGCGTATATCGGGGCTGGAAGAACAACAGGCTGGTAACTTAGAACAACAAAAAGGATTGGCTGCGCTTGCTGCAATACCTGAAATACTCAAAGGAACCAGCGGAATTCGTGGTATTGCTGCGGGTACAGGAGCTTTTGCAAATCTATACGGGCAAGCTGTACAAGCTGATCGCGCCGAAAAACGTGCGCTCATGAGCATGAAAAACAACTTGGAGGAAGCGCAATACAAAATGCGGGTCGGTATGGTTGGTGATGCGCGTCAACTTACTGCTGAAGCTCGTAGAGATAAGCAAGCCGCAGATGCTGCGAATATTGCGAAACAAAAAGCAATGGGTGTGTTGGCTGGGGAAGCCGCACGACTCAACAAACCACAACGTCCCTTGGCGCAAAAAACTCCACCATCACCGAAAGTCAATGAACAGTTGGCTGCTGCGGAGATTGCAGCGCAAACAAACCCAACACCCGCAAATATGGCCAAGGTTGAAGCCCTGCGCCGTACGGTAGACCGAATCAGAACTTCTGATGTTGGCCCAACTAAAGCCGGTGCTGTTGAATCTCAACTTGGTAGTAAGGAAACATTGGCTGCCGCCTCTGCCGCCAAGAAAGCTGCTTTGCGTAATGAAGACTGGCAGAATGCTGCTACTCAAGCGGAAAAAGATGAGATTGAGCAACGTCTGTACGAAGCAGAGTTGGAAAAAATCCGCACCGGCAAACAAAAACTTGGCGAGAATAAACCTTCAGTGGCCAAGCCGACTCCAACAGAAAAAGCACCACCTTCGGCTGTACAACCATTACCCGCTAACCCGAAAGCCAGCGACTTAAAAGATGGAGTCGTATATAGTACGCCAAGGGGTAACGCCAAATGGAATGCAAAGACACAAAAATTCACGCCTGTACCATAAGGGGTCACTATGGCTAAAGACTTTTCACTGGAAGAGGCGCTGACCCCACCGCTTCAAGAAGAGTTCGGGCTTTCCGATCTGTTCCCGCAAAAAACCCCTGCTGTTGCAAGTTCGCCATCAACGCCGGTTAAAGATAAACGGAACAATCTACCTCCTGAGTCTGGTGTTATGGGTGGCGAAGACGTTTGGGCACCTGTTGTTGAAGCGCAAAAGCCCGCTCCAAGCATCATGGAAGGACGGAAGATTCCTGAACTTCCAACCGAAGACCGCGCTGTTGTAAACCCCAAGTTTGTGACTGCGGTTGAAGCGCAACTCAACGCATTACCCGCCGATCAGCGTCAAGCTGCACTCGACAAAATGACTCAACGGCCTGATGTATATGGCCGTGCTGCTCGTGCTATTGCTGGTCGGTATGCGGCGATGGATAAATCGTTTGATCTTCCAACGGCGAGGAAGTTTGATCCCCGTCTTGAAGCTCAGACCGAGCGGTTTGCAGAACAAGGGCTAGAACGCCCAGAAGATTACGCCAAAGCCCAAGCATTGAGTGGGCAATTGATGCCTGATTTGCAGCAAATGACTGCTGATGTGGTGGGCGAGCAAGCCGACGTTGAAGCACAAAAACGTGCCAAAGAACTTGCCGATGCTGGATTCATGGGGCGTGTTGGTGCTGGAGTTAGGTCGCAATACACTAAAGCAGGGTTGGGATTACTTCAAGCCTACGCAGATTTAACAGGCGATGAACAATTCAGCAAAAATTTAAATAGCGCACGGCGTATTGAGGACGCTAGAGAAGGCGTTATACCCCAAGGTGAAAGCATATTTGAAAAGTCGTTCCAAGGGGCGATGACAAGTTTAGGCACACAAGCGCCATTTTTAATCGTAAGTGGATTGACTGGTACTTCCGTACCGGTGTTAACCCAAGCTGCAATTCAACAGTTTGGAGATTCATATTCTGAAGGCCGAGCCGCTGGTTTGTCTGGCTCAGCAGCAGCAGCCCGTGCTGTGCCAACAGCCGCAGCCGAAGTATTTTTTGAGCGTTTTGGTATGACCAAAGCTCTTGCCGGACTGAAAGCCCATGTTGCCAAGTATGGCGTAGATAGCGTACCCAAGTATGTAGCGGAAGCGATTGCGCATGAACTGCCTTCCGAGTTGGCAACTACTGCTACGCAATACGGAATTGACGCACTTCCTGAAATTGGGTTGAACAAAAACCCAAATCTGGTTGACCTGTACAAACAGCTTGAAGAAACTTTACGCCAAACAATTTTGCAGTCGGGTGTAACCGCAGGCGCGACCATTGGAGTCACCAAAGGTATACAAAAAACTGCGCAGCTACTCGGCCCGCGCAAAGATGCGTATCAGCAAGACAAAAGCTACGAAGGGTTAGCTGAACTAATTGCTCGGTCAAAAGGGTTTTTAACTCCCGAAGAACGCCAGCAAAGACAACAAAAAGAAGAATTTGATTTAGGCGATCTTGGCGAAGTAAGTCCCAAAGCTCAACAAGAAGAAGAGTTTAGCTTGGACGATATTGGAGAGACACGCCCCGGTGTTGAGTTGACGGAAACAACCCCAACCAAGGAAGCCGCTCTTGAAGCGCCAGCAAAGCCTGATCGTGAACAGCGTATCAATATATTGGCGACGCAAATTGTTGAAGAACAGGGTATCCCTGATGAAGACGCACGCCGTATTGCTACAACCCAAGTAATTGGGCAAGAGATTAAAGAGAAAGAAGCCGCCGCTGCTTTGGCTACAAAACCGCAAACGGACAAAGTAAGAGAACGTGCGCAAGAGTTATTGTCAGAAGGTGTAACACTCAACCCTACTGAGGCTATAGATATAGCCACAAAAGAAATTCAAGAACAGGAAGAAGCGGATGCGCTTGCTGCAAGCGAAGCACAAGGAGAAACAAATGCTGGACAGATTGACACCACAACAAGTGGAGCAGGCATTTCAGTGGCTGGACAGCCCGGTACAAACGCCCCCACCGCAGGACTTGGAGTCGCTGACACAAGTGGAGTGGTTCCTGCTGGACAGAATGTTGCAGGGGCTACTAAACGAAAAAGAACAAAACCGAGTGCAGTAGAAACATACAAAGTTGCCGAAAATAATTTAGACAAAGCTAGACAAGAATTAGATGCCGCTAAAAAAGAATTAGACGACGCTGGGTATAACGCTACCCCTGAAATGCAGGTACGTCTATCTAAAGCGGAAGAAAATTATCAAATAGCAGATCAACAAGCTAAAGAAGCTTTTGCCGCAACCCAAGGACAAGTCGCCCCTGCCAAACCTCGTGGCGCACCAGTCAGGCTAACCCCGGAACAAAGAAAACAAAAACTTGCTGAGAATGCACCGGTGCAAGCAGAAAAAGCTCGTGCTGAACGTGCCCTTGCTCGTATCAACAATACTCTTGATGCGGTGGCCAAACCATTAACTGAAAATGAGTTTGAGTCAGAGTCTGCGTACAACGACGCAGTACAAGCAACAAGGGCTAAACGCCGCGACGCAATTAAAGAATTACTCATATTGAAAGGTAATCCCGCCCTGCGGGGAACCAAAGTTGGTGAACGTATCAATGCTGCTTTGTCACGCCCTGATATTTCTGCAAAAGAAAAAGCTGAAATACAAGCTGGCATTGACGCAGTCAACAAAGCCAAATTGTCTGGCCCAACTGCGTCGGTTACTACCAAAGAACCAGCAGACGTCAGATACAACAAATTCACCACCGGCGTGCAAGCGGTGTCCCACATTGCTAAGACAGGCACAAAGTTTCAACAACGCTTGGCCAAACGCCTTCGCGGGTTTGTAACCAAGGTTCGGTTTGTGGTTCTTGAAGAAGGTCAAGAAGTACCTGAACAATTAAAGACACCACGGAATGCCGCTGCATGGGATCGCTCAATTGCGCTTTACGTCGAAAACTACAAGACAGGTGACCAAGTCATATACGTCCGTGGGGCATCTTTTGGCGTCGATCAAGGTATAAACAACCTCACCATCTTGCACGAACTACTGCACGCAGCAACAAACCGCAAGATTGCTTTGGCCAAAGCGTTCATAGACAAGGGCATCAATCTAAACAGCCCAGTCGTAAAAGCATTCCAAGACCTCATCCGCACAATGAATAGTGCTGGGCGTGCGTACGAAGAATTGGCCAGACAAAACAAGTTGCCCATGCACATGGTCAAACTGCGGTACGACGGCGACATCTTTTCTGACCCCCGCGAGTTTGTTGCCTACGGCATGACGGATGAGGTTATGCAAGACTTCCTCATGAAGGCTCAAGGTTACGAGGAAGAAGGATCTTATTTCAGCCGGTTTGTTAGAGACTTGCTCAACTTTTTTGGTTTGGGTGATGGCGACACAAATGCGTTGATAGATTTGGTTGTGGTCACCGACAGTATTCTAAAGAGCCGCCCACCAAAACTCAGGGGTAGAGGCGAACAAGTCAGTCGAACAAGCAAGGACACAACCCCTGATGTGCAGGGGGAGACCATATCTGCCATGCCAAGTGTCAATCAGAAACGACTAAGCAAAATGCTTGGCACTAAACTGTATGGTTCACCTGAAAATATTGGTGCGGTATCCATCAAAGAGTTGTTTCAAAATGGTTTTGACGCAATCAAAGAAGGAATGGAAAAAGGGCAGATTACAAAAGGTAAGGTTGACATAAAGTTAGACGACAGCAACCGCACCATAAGCGTGGTTGATAACGGCCCCGGTATGCCGACCAGCGTGATGGGTAATCAGTTTTTGCAGATTGCGGGTACTGTCAAAGGTACTAAGCGTGCATCAGGCGGTCTTGGTGTTGCCAAGATGCTGTTCTTGTTTGAAAACAAAAAACTAGAAATTGTGTCTTTGCGCGATGGTGTGTTGTCACGTATGGTAACAACTGGGGATGATTTAAAAGAAGCGTTTGATGGTTCTGGGCCTGCTCCACAGATTACCACTTCATCCAATCCCGACACTGTCGAGCAATATAAATCCTTGTTTCCCGATGGTCACGGTACGGCTGTGGTTATCCAAGTACCAGAAACATATACGGATACATCTACTGGCGAAGAAAAGAAAATTAAATTTGATGCGTACGATTTAGAAGATGTTCCAGTCTTAGAGTTCAGTCCTTTATTTGATGACATAGATGTAACGGTAACAAGAAATGGGCGTAAAAAAACTTTAAACCTTGGAAACAATTTTCCAATCCAAGACTACACTCCTTTTGCAAATGTAAATTTTGCTTGGGGCACTGCACGTATCTACGTAACAAAAGAAAAGGCAAGCCCCCCATACAAAGGCAATACACATATATTGTCAAATGGTTTGTGGCAATTTGATACCAACCTAAAAGATAGACCGGGTTGGGAAGGTAAGCAAATCCAGCGTACTTTCTACATTGATGTATCCCCTGCCCCTGATGTAAAACCAGAAGACGCTGCGTACCCGTTTGATTTAAACCGGCAAAATTTTTCACAGCAAGCTGGGCAAGATTTCCAGAAAATCTTTAACTACATCACCGCCATATACGGCCAACTTGATTTAGCCGCAAGCGTAAAGAACTTTGGTACTGTTCAATATGTGAACAGCGATGGTTCGTTGACTACCGCAGAAACATTGGAGCCTAACGCCCCAATGACAGACAACGCCTTTACGCTTATCAAACCCGGCGATGAAGTTGAAGTTAGAGATGGTGTGCTGTATGTCAATAACCGTGGACTTCCTGAGTTGTCTATTGACGACTTAAAAAATACTGCGCCACGTCTTGAAGAATTAACCATACCGCAAGATCAAATTGACCCACAAAAGGTCATGGTTCATGACAACACCACATATGTAAGAGTTAGTTCAGACCCTGTAGATACGTTACTTGACTTTACACTTAGCCCAGAAGCAGGGGAAGAGTTTCTACTCAAATTTGATTCAAACAACAAAGTAATTGGGCTTGATGTTTTTAGCCTTGATAAAGATGGATATAGAACTTTTGTAGAAAGAACATTAACGGGTGATGCTAAATCCCTTTTAAACCAATTAGAAAACCTTGGGTGGTTGCCTGAGTCAATGAAGAGTGGGGGCGAGTCTCTCTCAGACAAAGCACGTGCGCAGTTTGGTGACAAACGCTACGATAGATACTTGGCAACGATTGGAAAGACTTTCCAAACACTTCGTAATGCCTTGGTTGCTTCTGGGAATGAATACGGTTCTCTTGCCGAAGAAGCAATCGGCACAAGTATTGACAACGAATATTATGGTGTCAGCATCATAGTACCGTTCCGTGGTATGTTCATCAACCCCGCAACAACTGATTTGCGTGGTAGCCCGGCTGAGATTGCGCTGTCTATGATTGGCACAATGATTCATGAGTTGGCGCACTTTAGGGTACGCAGTCACGGTGCTGATTTTGCAAGCGAAATGCAGCGCGTAATGGTGCTGTTGAAGACTTCTCCAAACATCAACTTGGATTCACTGGAGAAAAATTTAACCGCCCATATCAAAGCCAACCAAGATATTTTTGATTTTCTAAACAAGGAGTTCCGTGATGGAAATCTCAAGCCTCGTGGAAACCGCTTCAAAGACTCTGGCGGGTACCAGCAAATCGAGAATGAAGGCTCTCCTAAGCCAATGGAAAGCACTGGCGGAACAGGAGACGAATGGCGACCCAGCTTATCCGCAAGCACTGGGCAAGGCACTGGGGGTGCTGGAAAAGTCGGCATCGGTCAAGGACTTAATAACGAAGCTCAAGAAGTCGGAGATGCAGTAAGGACTCAGAAAGAAGTTGATGCGGCGGTCAAGGTTGCTGCCGAACAATTTGTTGAGTCCAAAAAAGGATACGACTTCTCCAAAGCCGTAACTGCGCTTCAGATGCTGCAACACCCAACTGAGGTCATACCCGCGCTTAAAGCTCTTTGGAAACGCGCAACATTGGCGCAACGTAACGCTTTGGTCAAACTACCCACTACTGAATTCTTAGCCGACTGGGGTGGAGATGCGGTGCCAGAGTTGAAAAATACTTCCCGCCTATTGCGTTTGATGAACGGCATGACACTTCAGTTGCTGAAGTCGGCTGGAGAATTGACCAAAGAAATTGAACGAGCATTCCGTGCCGACCACACACTACGGGCTAAGTTGGACAAAATCACAATTACGTCTACGCTTGCGGAAGTAGACCCATCTGACCCATTGGCCAAAGTGCGTAATGCCGAGTTGGACAAACAATATAAAGAACTTGGGGCGGACGGCCAACGTGTGTACAAACGTGTCAAAGAACATTTTGAACGCTTGTCTCAGTACTTTACCCAGTTACTTGACGATCAGATCACCGACTCTAAATTACCAATTGCAGAAAAAGCAAACCTGATGAAAAAAATCAGGTCAATCTACGAAACCGGTAGCAAAATTACACCGTACTTCCCTTTGGTGCGTGTTGGAGACTTTTGGTTATCAATTGGCAAAGGTAAAACCCGTAAGTTCTTCATGTTTGAAACGGCTGAAGAACGTGATAACGCCATGCAAAAGTTTGCGGATGAGCGCATCAAACAAAAGCCGGATGAGTCCAACTCGCAATTTGAAGAACGCCGTGCTGACAATTTGTTGGAGTTGCTGACCGATCAAGAATTTGTGCACGGCAACAATATCGCTGACTTGCGTAACCGCAGTGCAGACAGCAGTGCGCTGTTGATGGAAATTTTTAACGCAATCGACAGTGCTAACCTTGGTGAAACTGAAGCAAAAGAAACGCTCAAGGATGCGGTGTATCAGGTGTACTTGCAGTCGATGCCAGATCAAAGTTTTCGCAAGCAGTTTATTCACCGCAAAGGTATTACGGGTTTCCGCCCAGACCTTTTGCGCAACGTGGCGCATACCACCGCAAAAATGGCAACTCAGCTTGCGCGTATCAAGTACGCTCCCTTGCTGCGCAATTCTATGTCGGCGGCTAGAGATTCAATTTCAAACCGACCAACGTACGAACCATTTGTTACCGAAATGGGTAACCGAGTACGTGCATCTTTGGGGGCATTCCAACAAGGTACAGCAGCTAAGATTGTTGGGCTGATTAACAAAGCTTCATACATTTTCTACTTGAGTGGCGCAAGTTCCGCGCTGTTGCAGCCGTTGAGTATTTTTCAGACTGGTATGCCGGTGCTATCTAGGTATGGAACGGTCAACGCCACCCGTGAGATGGGGCGTATGATGAAAGTGTGGCAACAGTTTGGCGCATACAAAGACAACAAAGATGGCACTAAATCATGGGTTGCCCCTTCTATTGAGCATTCAAAAGCGTTGACCCCAGAGGAACGCCGAGCAGTTCGTGAGATGCTGGCTCGTGATGTAACCACGTCTACGTATGCCAGCGCAGTGTTTGAGTACAAGAAAACCCCGACTGAAAACTTGTCATCTCCCATAGCGAGCTTTAGCAAGTCAACAGTGGATATGCTGGTACTTGGTGGGTTGATGCACTCAACCGAACGGCTCTCTCGTGAGATGATGTTCATGTCTTCTTTCCGTTTGAACCGTCAGGCGGGTAAAACTTTTGAACAGGCCATTGAGCAAGCGACATACGACACCAATGAAGCTCTTGGCAACTATGGCGACTACAACCGTCCGGGCTTCATGCGCAGTCTACCGGGCAAGGTGCTGACTCAGTTCATGATGTACCCGCTGCATGTGACTTTGTTTATGCTGAAGAACTTTAAAGAAATGGCCATCCCAATGGATGGGCGCACCCGTGCGGAAGCGGCTAAGAAATTCTTTGGCACTATGGGTACATCGTTTGTTCTTGCTGGCGCTGTCGGCCTCCCCATGTTCAGCGTAGTCATGGGCTTGCTTGGTTGGGCATGGGAAGCGATGAAAGACGATGACTGGCCAGAAGATATGAAGTCTATGGACTTTGAGTTCTGGTTCCGTACCGTTTGGCTTGAAGAGCAGCTTGGTGGCGTAAGAATTGGGGATAAAAAACTCTCAGACATTGTGGAGCGTGGAGTTGCAAACGCTTTGACTGGGCTTGATATTTCAGGTCGTACCAGCCTCAATAATTTGTGGATACGTGAGCAGAAAGAAACTAAAGGGGTCAAAGACGAGATTATGGCGCTTGCTTTGGAAAAAGCTGGCCCCGGCGTAAACATGTTTGTGTCTCTGGCTGAAGGCATAGAAGCGTTTTATCGTGGTGACATCAACAAGGGAGTACAGAAGACAACCCCTGCTGGATTTCGCAATTTCAAAACTGCATACGACTTGTTTACTGAAGGCGCAAAGGACAACAAAGGAACAAAGATTCTGTCTAAAGATGCGTTCAGTACCGGCGTGTTGATCGGGCAGGCCGTCGGCTTCCGTTCTGATCTGCTGGCCAATACCCAGTATGTCAACTTCAAAGTAATTGGTTTGCAGCAGAAGATTGAGAACGAACGCACTCGGTTGATGAACGACGTCGAAAAACAATTCCGCAATAAGGAGTTCAAGAAGTTTAATGAGCTTGTAAACAAAGACGTGATTAAGTTCAACAAACGCTACCCCACGTTTGAAATCACAGACGAAGAAATATTGGCTTCGATTGAAAAACGCGCAGAGCAACGTGCCGAGTCGTGGCGCGGGGTGTCGCTCACCGACAAGAACGCAACCTTGTTTACCAAAGCCCTCAAACCTTCTCGCCAAGCGGCTAAAGAAGCAGAACAGGCAGGGCGCAAATAAAAAACCCCCGCACACAGGCGGGGGAAAAGGAGGTATCGAAAGGAGCTAACTTTCAGGTGTGAGTTTAACTCAGGTGCGCCAAATCCGTAGCCCTTTCACGCCATCCACAATCACAACCTTCGTAATTGTGGATATTTTTAACCTTTTTGTTACAGCGGCAAGCGCTTTCCTCGCCGCAACATGGTCAATGCAGGGTACAAATACGGATTGGCCGACACGGAATTTGCTCCAATCAAGCTGATACGAGACTGTCTCGATCTTCATCAATGCCCAATATCACGTCAATGCGCAGGAACTCAGACTTCGATGCGTCAAACTTCAGGGTACGTATCGGCGGGGACACAATCTTCATACCCTTGGACATGCGCTTGTTGCAGGCTTCGGTGAACACTTCAAGGTCGCCCAACTGCTTGAGCAAGTTTTTGTAATTGACCTGCTGCTTGACGCAGAAGTCTTTAAATTGCTTGGCTGCGACGTAAACGTGCTGTGTATCTGGCTCGTAACGTACCAGCAACTCCCCTCGGGGTTCTTGGGTTGGCATGGCCGACAGATTACTTCGAGAATCTACCTCGCCGTTGACCACCAAGGTGTTTATTACATGGCTGTTGAGGAACTCACCCAGCGTGATGACTGGGGTTGACTGCGGCGGTTTCACATCATGGCGCATCTCACTCAGCATCCCCTTGAGCCATTCATAGACTGCGGCCATATCGTAGTCGTGCAAACCAAGGTGACGTGCAATCAGGCCACCAGCAATGTTGCAAGCGGCTGTGGCTGACCAGAAGCGCTCCCGTGCGGTGAACTGAACTTCCTTGTCCAGTCGGGCCTGAACCTTCTTCACCAGATCAATGGCTTCTTCCAGATTGTTCACCAACCATGAAATGTAGATTTCCCCTGCGTGGCCGTAGTTGTTGTTCAGTTGGTGATCGAACATCTCTTTGCCCTTGGCCACACCGATCAAGTCGTTCGGCTCAATTTTGTACTCAAGTAAGCGCACTGATTCACCATCGGGGGTATTTTTCAGCGCCGTTAATTTTTCATAGAAGCTGGCATTGGCCGAGCACAATGTCATGTTTTGCCAAGATGCGTTGTTGACCCGCAAAGAATTCTCTTGGCTCTTTTGGCGATTCTTACCTCGGCCTTGGCTGATGCCGTATGACAAGTCTGAAAACTCGTCGGGCTTCATGTTGGTGATCTCGTCAATCGTATTGGGCAGGCTGTTCATCACACCCAGTTGAGTCATCTTGGCGTTGAGCGTATCCTTTTGAATCGCCATCAGTTCGTACGGCATTCCATACACGCTGTTGCACATGCGCAAAATGGTTGATTTTCCTGATCCGGCGAATTCGTAAATCACGTTTATGATCGCGCCCTTGAGTCCGGTGAACTTCATCAGTGGTGAACCAAACGCTGTCAGCGCCCCGAACGCATGTGGCTCCATGCCCTTTATCCCGTACAGGTTGAACACCTCTTTCCACTTCTCCATATCACCTTTGACGTGAATCTTCTCGGCGAAGAATTCTGTTGTCAATGACGGGGGGCTATAGAACGTGCCGTCCTTGGTAATCTCCTTGTCCCCCATGATGAACTTACTGTCGTTCTCGACCCATCCAAATTGTGTTCTCATTGTTTCTGCCTTCTTCGTGTACTGCAAATTTTTAACTGACGTGACGACGTACGTTGCAAGGTTCTCGTACTGCTTGTGGTGCGCCATTACGCCTTGCTGTGCAAGCTGTTTGCGTAGCTCGTCTTTCGATGAGATCGCCGCTGTTGTGACCGCGAACTCTTTCATGCCGTCATGCGGTAGGTGAAGCCTGAACAGTGCAAGCTCACCAAGCTCTTTGTCCTTCATCCGCTTGACCACATACAGGTCGTGCTCGTAAACCAACTTCGGCTCAGACTCTTCGTCCTCGGCGGGGCGTACATACACACCGCCCTTCTTGCCCCTGAAAAATGGAAATGGATACTCAGGGATTTGGTATTTGGTTTCTCCTGCCTCAGTCTCAACCACGACTTCGTTGTCGGCTTCTTCCGCCGCTTCTATTTCTATACCTAACACGATAGGTGAAGTAATCTTGCCCTTGTGCAAACACCCATCACACCCACCGGGGTTACGTTCTTCAAATGTTGTGCAGTGGTGCGGCCCACCGCGCTTGCGAATATTCCTGAGCTTGTTGTCCACCTCAGCGGGGTCGTACTCAGGGTGCTGATCGGACATTTTGTGCGCCGCCTTGTCTCCATCTGTGCAGAACGCTGGAATCGACAGGGCTGACATCCACAACGGCTCGTCAACCTCGGCTTGGTTTGTGAAACAGTAGTTGAGTTGTAAACAACCGTTCTCGGCCTTGAGCATGATGTTCTTGAACTTTTTGACCTTGTTGGCCATCAGTGCTTCCATCATTGGACTCATTGACGCAGGTACGAAGTCGGGCTTTTCTTCTTCTACCTTGGGTGCTGGTGCACCCAATAACTCACGCATCTGCTCAGCGGTAATCCTCGCTGAGTTCTCGTTCCAAATCTCCACAGGTTTGGGGTTGCTTGGGTCTTTAAAGTTGAACGAGTGCATCGGGCGCAGGACGCGGGATGCTTCAAATACTTTGTCGTCAACAATCAGGCCGTGCTCTTTGCACAGTTGTTTAAGCCGCTTGGCCAAAGGCTCCCACTCATTGCGGGACAGCGTTTCTTCAAGTAGCCAGTAGGCGTGAATCCCGTTTCCAGAATTCACCAAAATTGGTTGCGGTAGGCCGACAGCTTTGCAAAACTTTTTGAATTCAGCCAGCCCAATGTGCTGGTCAAGATAGCCTTCGATTTTCCCTTTGGAGTTTGGTACACCCTTGGTCGGGCCGCAATCAATGTCCATCCACAGTGCGCGGAAGTACTTGGCGTTATTGTGCGTACGGTCATCTGCTTCACCGAACTTGGCACATCCAAAATAAACATCAATCTTCTTGCTGACAAACTCCTGAATGATCTCTTCAGCTTCTTCTCTGGTATCTGCAAATCTTTGGTCTGGGAACCGACCTATGCCAATCACACAGTATCGTCCTTCCGTTGGGAGAACGGTGTCGAGCAGATCGAATGTGGACATTGTTATTTGCGCTTTTTGTGTCGTGCCATGAAACGCTCAATCTGCTCCGAGTAGGCAGGAGATGGGGCAAACTCACCCCAGAACCAGTTGTAAACCGTCATGCGGCTCACACCAAGCTCCACTGCCACCTTCGTGGCAGTAATCTCCCTCTCGATGCAGAAGCGGCCCAAGGCTACGCCCAAAGATTCAGCATCAGCCTTTGCATTGGCGTCAACTAACTTTTGGCTGTAACCGTAGGACATGCGTCATTCCTCGTCTGTTGACCATGCCGCCGCGACAGAGGCAAGGCTCTTCTTGGCAGTCGGTGTTGCAGGCTCGGCGGCTTTCTTGGACTCACGCTTCTTCGGTGCTTCCTCAGCTTCAGGCTCAGGGGCTGATGCCGCAGGCTTAGGTGCTTCCAACTTCGCACGGCCAGACGTATCGGCTTGGTACGGAGTCATCACAACCAGCTTCTGTGTTTCAGGCAAGACAGAGGCTTTACTGGTCACTGTGTACTCATCCTTATTGATGAAACGCACAGGCGTGAACAGGATGGACTGGTTGTCATTGTCTTCGTTGAAGCTCAACTTGGTAACAACGTAGTCCAAGCTCTTGCCATTGTTGGCCAAGTACTTGGTGTAGCTCTCAAAGGGGTGAGTGTTGTCACCGACACTATCGCCAAACAAAGACTTGGAAGCCAAGTTCATTTGGTACACAGAACCTTCAAGCGAAGTACCGAAGTCTTCTTCCAACGTCACAGCGATGCGGCGTGAGTAGCGGCAAGCCTTGGAGTTGCCCATGCCTGAACCCTTGATGTTTTGCTCGCATGTGTCGCAACGATCAGACTGAGCATTGGTAGAACCAGCGTCAGGCACGTTGCCGTCATTTGAGAAACAGTCGGGTGCAGTCGGCTCAGCTTCAGGAGTCCACTGCTTGGCGTAAAAGATACGACCAACTTTGGGTGAAGCATTGATGATGACAACATTCAAGTCGCCTTTGACTTTGCCCATTTCTTCACCACCCACAACTTTACGGAAGATTCCGTTTTTGGGGACGATGCGTTTAACGCCAGTGCGACCGGCGAGGTTTTTTGTAAGCTCACTGACTCCAGCGGTTTGCAGGAAGTCGGGGAGGTCTTGGTTGAGGATGGTGAGGTTACTCATTTCAGTTTTCCTTAGAACGTCTAACAACCACGGTGTATTCGCTTTCTACGTTCAAGCCCATAGGAAGCAGGTCGGGATTCTCGGAAAGAAACTCTTTCATGTGTGTTTGATGAAGTCTCTTTTCCAGCAGGCCATACGCATCGTTTTCTTTGATGAAGCGATACATAGAATCCCAATCGTTCGTCCAATACCGTGACTTTATTGAACGGATGATCGTGCCAGCTTTTGTACGAATGCTGTCTGCATTCATTGTTTTGCATGTCTCAAGCATCTCAGCTTCAAGTACGCCCATCTGTTCTTCCAGATCAGCGTATTGCTGTTTGTAGTCTGCTGTGAGTTTGTCCTTGGCGTCGCGTATCTTGATGTAGATACCGGCAAGTCTGTCGAGGGGTAAGGAATGGGTGGGTTCTCCATCCTGAACTTCTAATGCGTCCATAGTTAGCTCCGTTTGTTTGGGGGGTCAGTCTATCACAGAACTTGACATTGTCAAGTACCTTCAGAAATTATTTCTTGTCGGTATAAGTCAATTATTTGGCTGTGATTGTTTACATTGCCTCGCAAGAGGCCGTACATCCTTGTCTCTATCGGACTGCCATTTATATGCACGACTGTCATTGGGTTGACTTGGCCGGGGCGGTCAATTCGTGCGTTGGCTTGGAGGTATGTTTCTACGCTGGTACAAGGAGCGTACCAGACGATTGTGTCGGCAGCAGTTAGGGTTAATCCGTGGGATGCTGCTTGCGGTTGGATGATGAGAACTTTGGGTTCAGGGTTGGCTTGAAACCGCTGAACAATGTCTGATCGTTTGTTGACGCTCACTTCGCCGTTGATGACTTCGCACGTTATTTTGTGCTTTTCCAAGTGCGCTTTTAGCAAAGCGATGGTATGTGTAAATGGTACAAACACCAGCACCTTATTACTGCTTTCGTCAATCACTTCGCGCACCACGTTCATGCGTTTGGACACATCAAAGTCAATCACTTCACCAGTGTCGGTATAGATTGAGCCACACGCTATTTGCAGTAGCTTGCTGACCTTGACAGCGGCGTTGACCGCAGAGATTTCTTCGCCGTCTGCCTCGATCAACATCTGGGATTTCAACAGCTTGTAGAAGCCCATCTGCTGTGTCGTCATCGGTGCATCACGGTCAACAAACGTCACCGGAGGCAAGTCAATGCACTGCCGCTTCTCAAACCGAATGGCGGGTTGAAGAGCCTTGTGAACAATGTGCTTGGCCTCGGGGCGGGGTATCCATTTGAACTCACTGATCTTGTACATCACCTGATCTCTAAACTGACCATAGAACATCGGGATACCGTGGGGGTTAATCAGCTTTGCCAATCCGTAAGCATCCACAGGCGACTGAGCCGCTGGGGTTCCGGTCAACATCCACAGACCCTTGATAACTTTTGTTAGGTCGCGCAAATCTTTCCAACGATCTGTCTGAGAATTCTTATACGCTGACGCTTCATCAACCACAATCAAATCAAAGCCGCTCTTGAGCAGTTCACTCTTAACGATTCCAACACCATCGAAATTGATAATGACAAACTCTGACCCCGCATTGATGATCTCTTTGCGTTTCTTGGCAGAGCCATGCGCTACAGATACCGTGCGATGTATTGCAAACTTGAACAAGTCTTGTTGCCATGCCGACTTCATGATCGACAGTGGGCATATCACTAACACACGCTTGACTACACCTAACTGCATCAAATAATCTACTGCCCAAATCACTGATGCTGTCTTGCCTGTACCCTGCTCGTTGAAGCAGAATGACTTCGGGTTGTTGACAAGAAATTCTGATGTTGTCTTCTGATGCTCGAACGGGGTGAACCCCGGTGGACGAGGCCACTCATACTCTGATATGTTCATTTTTTTGGTTTGTTAATTTTGACCGTGTGGTCTGAGTTACGGGTGAACGAGCGATTGGCGCTCGGGCTTTTGAGTTTAAGATTTCCTTTAGCATTTGTTCCCCCTTTGGACAATGGAACCACATGGTCGATGTCCTTTCCAGTACGGTCAATGCCCTTTTTGTCCATCTCGTTTCTTGCACGTTGTCTATCCATCCTGTCTTCATGTTCACCGCGAGCTTTTTGCTGTTGGTATTCTTTTTTGTATGGTCTTGGTTTGTTTACGTAGGGCATGATTAACTCCTGTTGTATTCGCACTGTTTGATTGCGCAGAACTTGCACAGTGGGCCGCTTACCGGATTCCACACCCCATTTTCCAACGCCGCCTCAATCCTTGCAACGTCTTTTGCTGGCTGTTCTAAATACTTTGGCATCATTTCTCGGTAGTGCGTAGCCTGTACAAACTCCTTGGACACCGTGAATATCAGCGCAGACTTCACTTTGTTGATCTTTGGAAACTTGGCGAATATACCTGCCGCCACAAGGTCAAGTTGTTTGGTGTCGGCGTACCGTGCGCTCTTGCTGGTCTTGTAGTCGGCAGAGTGCGCCAACCCCTTCGCTTCGTTCAGCACAACCAAGTCGGCAATACCGTGCCACCAAACATCGGGTGCATGGAACTCGCAAGCCTTTAAATCTTTGGTCAGTCCAAGTTTGACCTCGCACAGCTTTTCCCCCTCTATGTTCTTCAGTACGTCCAAGGTGTCTTGCATGTACTCAAACGCAGGAGGGATGGGTTTGTCGTCACGGATGTATTCCTCGGCAACTGTGTGTGCCGTCTTGCCGTACAGCGTTGCCTGTGTATCAGGCTCAACAACGTCCTTGGCTATCTTGGTGTGATAGTACTTCTTGGGGCACTGTTGAAATGTTTTCAGGCTACTGAACGACCAGACGATACTCATTTTTATTCCTTTTCCTTAATTGTGTCTGCTAAATACATGATTGCATTAGCAATACCATCAAGCGAATACGCTAATCCATCTAAAGAATTGCTTATCCCTTCCATGCCCTGATACGATTTCAAACCGTGGGCTTCTATTGCCCCCATTGGTGTGCTTGCATTGCCGTTACCCAGCATGGAAGCGGCTCTTAAAATTGCGGCGGCGATTACTTCTTCGTCTATCATGTGAGTCCTTTAACAGTTAGGATGGTTGAGATGCACTCGGCAAGTGTTTGATCGTCAGGAACAATAAACAACTCGCTTGTCCAGTCAGAGCCATGTGGGTTGCGTTTGAACGTGGACATCTCCAATATACGCCCATTTGATGCGGCGATCACACCAAGCCGAAATGAGGCTTGAGGGCGGTCTTGGTCTAATTCAACCGGAGATGGTATTCCTCGTGACCGTTCTTCCATCACCCACAACATAAATTTTTTAAGCAGTTTTTTCATTAACAATCTCCATAACTTCTGCCGTACCCTGCTTCGCAGTTCAGCGGTAACTCGGTTGCCCATGATGGGCGTAGGCGCATACATAGTTCAACAAACTCTTTACCTGTTTCCGCCTCGGATGTGGGCACAATGCAAGCAATGGCATCATGCACCGTCATGACCACACGATACTTCTTGGCCACCATCAACATCTGCTCACCTATCACAATACGTGCAAGTGCTTGGCATACGTTCTCGATGATCTTGCCGCCGTAGATTCGGTTGGGGACGGTTGTCTTGCCCTTCTTAGTGTCATACACAAATTGAGGCTTACCGTTTTCTTCCATCTCCACCCAGCGCAAGTTGGGGTACTTCAAGCGCAGTCCATTGGGCAACAAAATACCCTCTGACCCGTCTACTTTAAGTATGTCATCACGCCCAAACGCCGTCGTTTGCTCGCCGATAATCGCAGGGAGGACATTCGCCGCAGACTTCCACAGTGCAGTAATTTTCGGATACGTAGCTCTGTACGTATTGATAATTCGTTGCGCTTCTTCAAGCGTAACTTCAACACCAAAATTTTTAAGTTGCGCCTTAAACTTTGCCGCGCCCATGCCGTAGCCTGCGCCAAGAATCGTCGTTTTACCGACAAACCTCTCATCGGCGGTAATCTTTTCGACAGCCTTGCCATAGATAGCAGACGCCATGATTCTGTATACATCTTCGCCCCTTTCAAATGCTTCAACCAAATCGTCTTGACCAGCCAGCCATGCCAGCGTCCGTGCCTCAATCTGCGATGAATCTGAATCAACTATCACGTAGCCAAACGGTGCAAGGATGGCTTTCTTCAGTGGTGACTTGCGTTGCAAATTCTGCAAGTTGATCTTGTCATCACCACCCCACCGTCCGGTGTGGGCGGCGTAGTAGCGCAGGGGAACTGGCATTGGGCCTCGCTCGGCAATTCCAATGAACCGCTCAGTTCGCGTTTCCTCAATGGTTGACTTCGTACCCAGCCGGGCCGCAACTAATGCCTGTACCCGAGTATCCTCATGCTCCAACAGGGCCTTGAACTCTTCGTCTGTCTTAGAGAACGCAAAGGTCTGCTTGCCAGTGGTTGGGCTTTTCTTCATGGGCGGCGTGACCCCAAACGATGCCAGCAGGTCAGCAAACTGCGGGTTGCTCATCAAGGTGTCTTTGTCGAAGTTCTCCAATAGCTCAGCCTTGCGTTGCTTCTCCGTTAGCAAATGATTCTTCAGCAAGTCTTTGTCCAACTGCAACACTGGCTCGGTGAACATGCGAATGGTCAGGTCGATCAAACGTAGCTCAACTGCGGGAAACCCTTGGCTCATGTGCCCATACAAGTCCCACGTCAGCCGCACGTCGTTCTTGCAGTACTCACCGTACCGCGCCAACTCCTCTTTGGTAAAGTCCTTGCGGAATTTATTGATGGCGTTGAGTACCTCCGTGCCTTTCTCCCCAATACCGTAGTGCTGGGCCAGCACCGCAAGGCTTCCACCCACTTGCGTACCGTGAAGCGCACGTCCCATGCTCAATGTATCAAGCCAACCCTTGGGGGCGATACCAAACTGCCAATTCAAAATAGCCCCATCGAACACAGCGTTGTGCGCTAATGCAATCGAGTTCTTCCAGTCGTACTTGTTCAAGAACTGCCATGTCTTTTGGTGCGTACCGCTGAACCACTCCGGTTCGCCATCGTTTACCTGTACTGCGACACCGACAACTTCAAAGCGCCGATCCCGAATGTATTCCTCAGTGGTCTGCTTGGCAAACCCAAGGTCGCCGCCATAGGCGGTTTCAAAGTCAATCGTGATGATGTTCATTTGAATAAACCTCCAAGCCCAATAGCACTCATAAGCCCACCACCTGTGTTGTCGGTTGTGGTTATGTACCCCCCATTGTGTAATGGCTGAATTTGTTGGTTTTGTAGCGGCGGCACCATTGGTGATGAGTAGTACTGCTGTTGGCGTTTTATTCGCTCTTTCTGGCGCTCAATGTATTGTTCATCGAACACCCGCTCCATGATTTCCTTATCGAACTTGGCTCGCTTCATTTCCTTGAACCCATCAAGCAAGGCTTGGCGCTCCTCTTTAGTGAAATACTGCCAGTCTGGCCACGGTCTATTTTTGTCCTGCTTGCCAATAACCATATCGTCCATTGACTGCGCAAATCTGTAGAAGCGGCCTTGTACAGCTTGGTCGTTAGCCATGTCGTATTCAATCATTTCAAAGTCCTCGGGGTTGGACTTCATGCGCTCCAACAGAATTTTTACCCCCGCACAGAATTCGCTCATTTGAATAAGCTCGGTGATGTGGTTGTTTCTTTCATTCTTTTAATGTCCTGTTCGGTCAGGTTTTGCTTGCCAATTTGCAAGCTGTTACTGATTACGTTGGATTCAATAAAGTTGTACCCAACAGCCGTATTCCCTGTAATACCGTTACCAACTTGCGGGGATGTGTAATAGCCCTCTTTGATCTGATTCTCCACGTTGTCCTTCAGCAGTTCGCGCATGACCTTCTCGTCAAACTCTTTGCGCCGTACTTCTTTCAGTGCTTCATGCAACGCACCCTTCTCAGGCTCGGTCAGCACCTCACGGAAATTGGCGGAGAACATGAACCGCCATTTCTCGGCCTCGCCATAAAACTCACTGGGGTTGGACTCCATACGCCCTACTAGCGCACGTACACCTGTGGATAATTCAGCCATCGTTAGCTCCTTCATTGTTTCATCAGTTGAATAAGTTGTTCAAGGTATCCGAGTTCGAGTTGCTCTTCGGCAATCACGACAGCCGTGCCGCCGGATTCTTTTATCTCTCGGATGTTCTTGTCTTGCAATGCTGTGGTCGTGCCTTTACCTGCCTTGGCTTCAATGGCAAGGAAGTGTCCGTTGACACAACAAAGAAAGTCGGGGACTCCTGAACTGCCGTAGCCAGTGCCGATTGGCATGGCGAAATAGACGTTGTTGTCTTTCAGGATTTTTTTGATCTTGGCCTTGACTTTGGCCTCTGGGGTTGCCGCCACTAACTGCTCCAATTTATTTTCGAGCAGCGATAATAACACACAGCTTGACTTTGTCAAGTACAAACGCAAAAAAGCCGCCCGAAGGCGGCTAGGACTTACCCTAACAAATGTTAGAGTTGGGTGATTTCACGTTGGATGTACCAGACCGCTTTCTCCAAGTCTTGTTTCTTGTTGCCTTTGTGGTCGGCTCGGCTGATGTACTTCACGGCGTTACCCATGTTGTAGTTCAGCTTTTTGGCTTCAATGAAGTCGATGGTCTCGATTCCACCTACTTTGTAATGGTAGGGGTGATTCACTGGGTCAGGTTGCGGTTCAATCATTGTGATGGCTTCTGGTACAGGTACAGGTACAGGTACAGGTAACAACTCGGGAGGTTGCCACAGGGTGGGTTTGCGCTTGCGCCCCTTGGTCAACTTGTATATCTGTTGAGCGTCTTTTAAACGCTTATCCATCGTTTTCCTACACATGTACGCGATCTGGTACGTGGTGTTGAACTTCTTGGCTACTTCACTAGCCGTAGCTGTTGGGTTTGCGGTGAAGTACTCACGCATCTTTGCGGCGCGGCTTGCGGTTGCTTTCTTAGTTGCCATTGTTAGCTCCTTGCTGTTGGCTGTTTACATACTCGGTAAGAATTTCACGAATCTTGGCTTGCTTTGAATACGGATGGTGGGTGTTGAAATAGTCCATCACCTCCCTCGATAGTCGCAAGCTCGTATTGAAAAGGGTTGGCTTCTTACTTGGGCCTCGTCCTTTTCGTTTTTTAATTTCTTCCATCATTTCTTTGTCCCTTTATATTTACCCGTCCATTTATACGAACCACGGGTTTCTTTTGCGCCCATCTTCTTGAAGAACGTCAGCATTGATCTGTACGGTACGCCGAACTGCTCGGCAATCTGCTTCTTGGTCATACCATCCCCCAAAAGTTTCAACGCCCTACGCTCGTCAATCTTGGGTAGCTTTCTGCCCGAACCTACTCTCGCCCCGCCCATCATGGACGGCGGTGTTGTGCTTATGTTCTTATTTGTTATCCCAAAAACTGTTCCGTGGCTTGGCTTTGTTTTGCGTAGCTTATGGATGCCCTCGGTTACGCTTGCGCTGATAACTGCATTACGTTTAATGTCGGCAAATGGGTCGCCCCTCTTGGCGTGTTCCTCGTCTGTGTATGCCTTCCAATTAAATGCGTTCACTGCACTCATGGTGTTCTCCTGCTATTTTGGTTACAAATATTGTGTTGCACTTGGTGCAACGCCACAATGTGCCTTGTTCGACAACCGTCCTGCGCTCACCACGTAGGCCGCGCACTTTACCCCAAAATGTTCTGATTGCTTCAAGCACTATTCTTCTCCTTGAGTTTGGCTTCAACTGCACGGCAGGTTTTTTGGATGCTCATGCTTATACAGTCATTGATTTCTGCATCAGTTAAGTCAATCCATTCACGCCTGACCAGACCCAATAAATACTCAATTGCTTGCGCGGCGTGTTCTGCCGTGTTTGCTCTTGTTTTATCCTTGAGTTGTTTGGCATAAGCCTCGCATTCTTCTATGCTCCAAGGTTTCATGTGTTCTTCTCCTTGAGTTTGGCTTCAATAGCCTTAGAAAAATGCAACCAGCCCCATGTTTTTAAGAATCCATCTAGCATATTCGGCATAGATTCAAAAGCCGCTTGTCTATCCTCATCCGTCAGCCCTGCCCACTCACGCTCAGGCAATGGATGCCCTGCGTGTTTATACGCTTCCTCACGCCAACGCTTTGCTCGGGCTTTGTGGTACTCACAGTTTGGGCAGTCTTTCATGTGTTCTTCTCCTTGTATGCCATGTGTCTGTCGTACATTTCTAAAAGCGTTTCGCGGTCAATGTAGTAGTCACGCACCAACGCAAGTCGCATGATGTTGCCTATCAATGCCGCCATTGCACTCTTGTGGTGCTTGTCATCAATGTCGTAGTCTTCCACCAACTTGGCTCGCCATGCTGTCTCGTTTCCATGTACTCGTAGATGCCTAAGCATTCTGTTGCTCCTTCCATCGTTCACACATCTGTTTCACCGTCTTGGTTTTCTTTTTCTTGTCGCACACTGCGCTCATGGATTTGTATACCGCCTTGGCGTGTAGTGTCGGCGGTGCTGGCGGCGCGGGAGGGTCAGGAAACAATCCGTTCCAACCTACTGTACCTAGCACAGCACTGAGAACGAGTCGGTCAAGCACAATTCTTCTCCTTCAACCTTGCTTCTAACTTCTCGGCAAAAGGCAGTACGCAGTCATGAAAGTCACCTGCTTCTACTTTTCGCCAAATCGTTTCAATCTCATCAACCGTCAGCCCTACCCATGTGCGCTGTGGTGAAGTGATGTAGAGAAGATTGCGTCCAACAGGCAGATCATGCCCCCAATCGTCAAACTCTCTCTCGCCAATTCCAGAGATAAAGATTGACGCTACAGGCTCCTGCTCTGGCTGTGCCAAGGCTTCTTTGCATTTGTCAATGACCGCTTCGTACATCAACAAATATTCACGGCGTTCGTTTTCAATAATATAGTGCTTGTTGTCTTCCAAAAACTCAAGTGCCAGCTTCAATGCTTCATCAGTCATGCGTAGTCTCCTTCTTCTGTATGTTCAAGTAGCCGCTTTTGCAAACGGGCTATGCGCTTCTCGTTGTACTGCACTATAGACACTGCGTATTCCACAGCAGACTCAGCTTCAAGTTTTTTCTGGTGCGCTTCACGCAGTTCTTTGGCAATGATCTCCCGCAGGGTACGGGAGCGCAGAACTTCACGGATGAACTTGCTGATGGCTTCTCTCATTCTGTACCTCCATACATACTCCACTCCTCTGCCTTCTTCGCCATGAACAAGCCTTCTGCTCTGGTCATCTTGGATGAGCGAATAAACAACTCCCCCTCAAAGTCGTACCCAATAACCATAACATCTGTTAGCTCCATTTGCAGTGCGGACTGCAACGCTTGTTCAGCCGTGTAGTTTTCGGATGCTGGCAAAGAGATTACGTTTTCGTTGTTCATCGCTTCATCCCCCTAATAAAAGTTGCAAACGAACTGATGGTGTCACTGCCAAAACCCTTCATCTTCTCGATGGCTTGCGCTGTCTCTTCCAGTACGCTGTTACGCAGTTCATCGTAGAACTCCTGTTGTGTCTTGGCTTTGCCTAGCTCTGTTGGTTTGTTGAAGTCACTCATGCTTGTCTCCTTTTCAAAATATGTGCAACGCTTTCATGGTTAGGGTAGTGGTCAATCAACACTCGACAACACCTGTCGCACAGACCATCATGGTTATGCAGTCCCTCGTGTGTGTAGTGCCAGCACCGTGGGCACTTGGTGTAGTCGGGGTCATTTGCCAAAGACCGAACAACGACAGTTGGTTGCGGAGAACTTAACCGCTCATACTGCTCGTCAGTCATTTTTCATTTCCCTTGTGATCTTTGGCTTCCTGCCCATGACATAGAGCCAGTATGTGAATGACTTATGCCCTGCTCTCCATGCGCCAATGTTTAAACGGACTGCGTACAAAAAAATGCCCCACTTGTAAGCCCAAGCAAGTTCTTTCTGCATTGAATCCCAATCAACATAGTTGCCGTTGCTGTATGTGATTCTGTATTTGTACGTACTCATTCTTCGCCTCCGTCTTGTATCCAAAAAATCGCCCATATAAAAATTGCCCCCGCAGCGATGCCTACGAAGCCGCCCAATGCAAGTACTGCAATCCAAGTAAGCGCATCTAACATTTGTTATCCCCTTTTCGTTTCTCTGCGTACATACCCACGCTTGGCAAGCTCCTCGGTTACGCTAGTACCACCACGCAGTGCGTTCTTAGCCGCCGCCATGACCTCATCATTGATTATGTTGTCGTGCGATAACATAAGTGTCTTAGCCAACTTAGCCGTTTCTTTCTTGACCCAGTCGAACGTGCGGTACACACCCTTAGTTAACCGCGCAATATCTGGCGGATACCCACTTGCAATCTGCCGTATGTATAGCATCGGAACCAAGTCGTCTGCATGAGCGCAGTCAAACCCAAACCATTTGCGCCCATCCATCTTGTCGCCAAAGGTCAGCCCACCGTGCGCGTACACACCAATTTCATCCGCATCTTGGTAGCTCATGCCATGTAGTTTGTGCCCTATGGGTACTGCAACATACCCACACAGACTCAGCGTACTCATGTTGCGTTTGACACGGCAATGGTATCCCGTCTTTTTGTCTACCCACTCCTCAAAGTCAGGCTCGTTCTCCCACGGCCTGTGTTCTATGAGTAGCTTTGCTTTTTGCATGTCATCTAACATTTGTTATTCCTCCTCTACCAACACGAACGTCTCATCATTCACCCTGCACCCTGTGCCTGATACAAATTGCTCGGCTTGTACAAGTTTGAGCATACCTAGTTTGCCACGCATCCACTCGGGGAGCGTATTATCATCAAACAAGTCCACCTTGTCACCTATCTTGACTAGGTAACTACCCCCATCTTTGATAACCAGTGCGGTCTTACCCGCCTCGAACGCAGTCTTAGCTTTCTCAATGGTCATCATCTCATCGGTCAGGCGTTCCCTCTCCTGCATAGCGTTCTTAACTTTATTGCGCTCATTCTCTGCACATGTTTCAATATGCTCAAGGAACAAATGAAAGCCAGTTCCCATGATGAAATCCTGCGCGGCAACTTTGACAGTGCTATCAACGGCGTAGTGATCGCGCTCCTTCAGCCGCTTCTGCTTGTTAATAACTGAACCCGCATTCTCAATAGCCTTCTCGATACGCTCGTTGGGCTTGAGTTTGAAGAACATCTTCTTCGCCATGAGCACGGCTTTGCTCGCATCTTCCGTGCGATACCCCCTTGCGCGTTCCCGCGTCTTGGCAATCCGAGCATTGGAAATACAGATTACTTCCCTGTTGCCCAGCCGTTCTTTGTCAATCGTGCCTATCTGTTCCCCATGCTCAAGTACGCTGAATGATATAAGCGCTAGTCTGTCGCTACCACCCCACACCCATTCAGTGGCAACGAATCTCCACAGTGGGTTCAAAGTGGCCAGCCGTTGAATGACTGGGTCTAGTAGCCTATGTACATACGTACTGGAAATGTCGCCCGTGGATTTGCGCCGCTCCAACTCGGTTTGCAACTTCGCGCTGATCTCTACGTTGCTCAGTTCTAATGTGTTCATGTTCTTCTCCTAACAAATGTTATTACCACTCGAAACGCTTGAGGATGTCGTCCACCTTGGACTTCAACTCGCTACGTGAATCTGCATGTTCCTTGATGTCCTCAATGTCAGCAGTCACCATCGCCAACTCCAACTGTCTACGTGCTTCTTCCAGCTTGGGGTCGTTGGTCACGTTCAGCTTGGTCAGCAAAGAACAAAGTTCGAGAGGATTGGATACCAACGTATCGTGGTAACGCTTCTTGCCGTCACCATCCTTGTCGGTCAGCTTCTCAGAGATACCAACCAACATCTCGTGCAGTCTGTCCCACGGCTCACGCATGGCCTCGGCCAGCTTGCGATCTTGCTGTGCCATGAACTCGCTACGCATCTCCTCCAAGTCGTACGCAGGAATGTCTAAGCGGAAGTCGCCCGCTTCGGGCACGGGCTTGACCGTGCGCTTGAACCCGAACTTCAACCTAACATCTGTTATGTCGGGGTAGTCCTCGGCCTTGTACATAGTGCCTAAGTTAATAGGTGCTTCTGCAACCAGACGCGGGTACTCGATGAAGAAGTTGTCGCACATCATGTTGAATGTCTGCTCAAACCCATTCATGGTCTGCTTGTAGTCCATGAACAACGCAGTCGGTAACATACGCTCGCCCTTGTCAGCCCACGGCAGTGTGTGCTTGTTGTGATACAGACGAACCCTTGCGGCGAAGTCTGATATGTCTTTGCGTAGCGAAGTACCTGCAAACAGATTCTTCTTGGTCTGACTCGCACCACGAACCGCAGACGCATCGCTGTTCACCTTGTCGGTGATCTCCCTGTCCAACTTGGACGCAGGCCATACGCTGATATTCAATTCCACTAACAATGCTGATGAACTAATACTCATGATTTCCCCTTAGTTAAAAATTTCTTCGACTGACTCAACACGCCAACTACCATCTGCCTTCGATGATTCAACAGACCTTGCCGCAATCACTTCCGCCTCATCTTCGTTCTCGGCTTCCACTGTTATAGTTATGTACGACGTGTACTCCAACTCCACTTCATAGGTTTTCATTGTCCTTCTCCCAAAAGTCTTAAATATGTTTCCGCTAACGCCTTGGTGTTGACCTTAATCAACACTGTGTTGGTATGGGTGTCGATTACTCTCCACTTACCATACCTCCACTTGATTTTGTACCGGTCTATGTACACCCACTGCCCTAACATTTGTTATGTTCAGTCTTTGATGTGGATGGTCTTGCCATTGCCAGCCTCACCATCGAAGTAGTCACCGACAATGCACCACAGCGTAGGTGCAGTCCATTCACTGCCCCAGTCATCGCCCACGCAACCATCGGTCAGGATGATGACGCACTCGGGCTTGATGTTCTTCTCCTTGAGATACTCTGATACACAGCTTGGGCTTGTGCCACCGCCACCCTTGGGGCGTGTTGAGTTGATGATGTTGGCGGCTTCACCGTCACCATAAGTCTCGTGCCCCACCACACTGCTACCCCAATACAGCAAGTCCACACACGCAGGGTTTACTTCTTCTGCGATACCCTTAACCTCGGACAAGAACTCGGCAAGCTCGCCATCACCCACCGAACCCGATGTGTCCACCGCGATAACCAAGTGGCCTACCTTCTCACCAATCAGCGTCGGCATGTACATGCCTGTGGATAAGAACCTACGGTTAACCCTGCGCCATGACGATGCGTCCTTGGAATTGCAGATTGATTTGACAAAGTCACGCAGGACTTCGCGCCAGTTGACCTTCGGCTCCATCAGGTCGGCAAGCTCACGGTCTGACCCATCTGCTCCAGTACCAGCAAGTTTCTGTCGTGCCATCATGCCTTGGCGTATCGCTTGGTCGATCTCGCGCTCAAGCTCACGCTTCTCTTCCTCGGTCATGTTCTTGGCATCTTCCCAATCGTGGTCGTCAAAGTCACCATCGCCATCACCTTCGCCGTTGCCACCACCGCCATCCTTCTGCTCCTGCTTGAGAATGTCGAACACTTGCTTGGTATTCAGGCCACGGAATCGCTCGTCAATGAAGCCCATCGCCTGACCTGCCATCTTGTGCCCCTTGGGGTAGCGCGGCATCGCAATGAACTTCTCATCGGGGTCGAGGTCTCTGAGCATCAGGTTAATAACGTAGTCACAAGCACGGTTAGCCAGCTTGTGGTTCTCGTCATGCAACTTCCTCCATGTGGTCAGGTGTCGGTACATCTTGTGCGATGCTTCGTGCGCAATCAAGAACCCAAGCTCTGGGTCACGCAAATCTGCTACGAACTTGCGCCCATACTTCTCGTCACGCCCATTGGTACTTGCGGTCGGGATGTTATCCACTACGCTCGTACGTCCAACCATCAACACGCCAGACAGCAATGCGAACTTGGGGTTACGCATCAACATGATCTTGGCCTTCTGAACTTTTCTTTCTTCTAACATTTGTTAGCTCCCTTCGTTTAACATATCTGCAATCTTCTGACACACATTGTGTTCCTTGTGTTGGAACACGGTCGGCCATCCACTGATGTCTCTGTCTCTCACACAGTGCCCCAATACATCAATGATGTGGTTGTTGGAATCAAACTTAGTTACCCACTGCACAAAGTACCGCGCTCTCAACTGCTCACGCAGTCTCTTGTTCGTGGGGTGGTCAACGCTTGTTGTGCTCACGCTGTGCCTCCTCCTCAATGTTTATCAGCATGAACATCGCTGACTCCATCTGCTCCAAGTCCTTGGTCTCAAGGACTACGGTTTGTTTCTTCTCCCATGTGTTCGGGTCTTGCCGCCACTTCACTAGGGTGAACTCAAACTCTGCCATGTACAGCAACTCAAACATGCGTTTCTTGATGAGAAGTTGGTAGGCAGAGTCGAGTCTTTTCAACTTCTTCCCCAACCATTCCAACTTCTCAAGCCTCAACGGCAGTTCGCGTTTGTTTTCAATGTGTACGTACATAACATTTGTTAGAGCAGGTCTTGGTTCTTGGCTACCCAATTACTGAACGCCTTGGAACTGAACGCAATCGCTTGCTTGTCCTTGGCCTTGGCGATGTTGATAGCGAACACGGCTTGCCACTCGGCATCGAATCGCTCAAGGTATTCCATGAACGGTGTAATCGTGTCCTTGGTGATACGTGAGATAGCGCCAAACACCACAATCGCACACGCGCCCGGACTTGTCGGTATCTTCGTAGTCTTAGGATGCTCGATGGTTGACTCCCATGTCGGCAGTTGATCTGCAAACTCGATGTACGCCTGCATGTCCCGCGCACCTGATTCACCCAACGCACCAGCCAACGCCGCAATCACCGCATCGGGGTCGTTCTCTCTACGTGTTCGGACAATGTTGCTTGCAGTTGCCAGAGAACGTGGAGATACGAACGCACGCTGTGGTTTCTTGGGGTTGAAGATGTACGGGTTGTCGCCATGCCCATCGGTGTAGCTCGCCAGTACGTGAGGGAATCGGCTCACCCATGCACAGACTTCAGGCTCAATACCGTTAGGGATAGCCCATTCCAACCATTGTTCTGCGGTCGGCTTGGCAATGGTTATGGGTACTAAGCGATTGGCACTGTGTTGTTTCAGCGAGTCTCCGACACCGTCAGTGGTCAAGTTGCCAGTCAGGAACACAATGGTGTTCTTGTCCAGTGAAATGTCACCGAGTCGCGGGTTGGCCTTCTCGAACATGGGGTGAAGCATATTCTTCACAGGGTCTGCGCCCTTGGTGTACTCGTCAAGCATGATGACCACGGGCTTGTGCTCATGCACCTTGAACCGAGCGTTGGGGTAGTAGCGTGTGGTCTTGGTCTCGTGGTCGATCACAGGCATTGCAATGTCGCCCAAATCCATATTGGGTACGTCAATATACGCATGGTCGTAGCCCAGACCACCTGCCACCTGCTCAAGTAGGGAGGACTTGCCGATGCCCGGCTCGCCTTGCAACAAGAAGATGGTCTCGGGGTTGGTACGGATAAGCGTTGCCGCTTGCTTCAAAGTCACTGACTTACCAAATTTAACTTCTGACATTTCTGATACTCCTGATGTGCCTAACATTTGTTATGTTTCGGCGGTTGAAAAAACTTTCCCACTCGCAACCTATATTATAACACAAAGTTACATATAAGTCAAGTTGTTTACCCAATGTTCCGCTTGAACTCCTCAAACTCGGCAACCACCTTGTCACGCACACTCTTGTTCTCAATCAGTACACGAGCGAAGAAATTGGCACCCTCGGCTTGTGCCTTGTACTTAAGTGCGTACCCCGTAGCGAGTACGGCCCAGCAGAACAACACAATCTCCATCAACGAAAACTCAATCATTTCTTTCTCCTTTGTATAACATTTGTTATTCCCAACTCTGCATCCAGTGCTCATAGATGCCGCTCGACACCTTGCCCATCGGCAACTCGTAGCGCACCAGCACCTGATCTGCGTACAGCATAAACAATACATCATCAAGCAGTGGCACGATATGCTTGGACTGCGCATAGACCTGATCGGTGCGAATGTCCATCTCATCGGTCTCCAACTTGGCGATCAACACCAACGCCGCCTTGTAGAAGTTCGTATGCTTGTCCTCCTCGGGTTGGTCGGGGCGAATCAAATACTCGAACGCCTTGACTGATGCCTCGTACTGGTCAGGTCTGACTGCGCTGTAATTCATGCTCTGTTTGCCGCGCTTGTCCATGTACTTGTACTCACGTATGGATGCTAGACTACCTTGTCCGAACGCTGACTTCAATTCCTCTCTCGGTATGACAACGTAGTTCTTCTCAGGTTGCCAACGATTTGGTTTTGCCGCTTCGGTGCGTAGGTTCACGAACCCTTTCAAGTACTTGTAGAACTCACCGTACCTAGACCTAACATTTGTTATTTCTTTGCGGTTGAGCTTCCATCCCCATTGCGTCTTGGCATTCAGGACATGCCAGTTCCCCTCCTCCATACGCAGACGCAACTTGTCCTTGTCGGCAAGCGTGTACTTGCCGCCGCCGATTGTCAGCACAGTCGTGCGCCGTGCACCGTGCGCACTGATACCCAACACTTGCCCGATGAACTGATGCGTGGATACGGAGTTGTACCCATCAATGAATACCACCACGTCCCCATCTGGCTCGAACGTAACGACCGGAGTCTTATATAACACCAACTCAATCGCATCCCCATTCTTGCGTATGTGGTACGTGTCTGCATCCCGTCGGTCACCCAACGGCCTGACTTCAGGCACACGCCCACGTATGGGCTTGCTGTTGTTGAATATGCTCAGTGCCTCTTGGTAGTACAGCACTCGCGGTACTCGTCTAACTGTTGCATGTCCCATCTCACACCACCTTATTCAGTTTCTCTAACACATACTCACGCATCAGTGCGTAAGCCTCGTCCTTGCGACCCTCTCGGTCGTGTCGCCATATCTTGGTCAACGTCTCAGCATCGTCAAAGCTCACGCCTTGCGTACCTCGTTCTTTCAACTCCTCCACCAAGTCCTCGGTGTCAAAGTCGCTCAAGTCCACGTCTACATCTACTTCAGTCGTTATTGTTTTGTATCCCATCACACACCTCCAATCGTTTTGTATGCCTTGATCTTTTTCAGCGATGGATGGGAAGTCTTGAACCTCTCCTTCGCCAGCTTCATGTTCTTGGCTACGATACTCTCGGCAACCCAGTTGCTGAATCTATCGCACCATCCTGTTACGTAGTATCTACCTAACATTTGTTAGCCCCCCTTTGCTTGAGAATCCGCATCCAATCAATGCGGGACAAAAACCATCTGAACAATGGTGTCGAACAGTCTTGGCAGAGCACCCGCAAGTTGTCCCCGTTCATAACCTCACCTCTCTTTGTTTCACCTTCACCTCATACCCAAGCATCTGTATGCGCTTGATGTCTGGTGGTAGCAGTGTCTTAGTACCTGCAATGTCTGCGAATATCTGTGCCTTGTCACACACTGGATACACCTTGGGCTGTCCGTACACGTCTTTGATTTCAATGGTTATTGTTTGCTCTAACATTTGTTATTCCTTTACTTCAATGTCTTTGTTTACTAACTTCTGAAACCTTTCGAGAACCTCTCGGTCGTCATGGTCGAGCACGAACTCAAGCACGAACCCATGCCCAAGGTTGTCGTTAGCCTCCATGAATGAGTATGTGTCGCGGTCGTACAGATACAGCGAACCCGAATCTATACCCCGCAACAATACGAACTTCTTCATTCCTCCATCTCAAAGTAGTCGTAGTCACGCTCAGCACCGGCATGGCGCTCCACATCCAACAAGTCCATCGCCTCGGTTATCAGGCAGTGGGTATCCTCCAAGTACGATGCTTGGTACTCGGCAGGGTTCTTCAGATAGTTGCGTAGGTCTAACTCCACTGCAACCAACAGCTTCATGGCTTTCTCGTAGTCGTGCTCAGTCATGGCTCTCTCCTTTGATGTAGTTCTTGAGCGTTTGGATGTAGAAGAATATGTGGTCGTCAGGGTTGCCGCCCATCTCCACAAACACTTTGCAGTCATCCTCCTCTTCGGCAAGGTAATCAATTACTGTCTTTAATGCGGTCAATTCTTGGTTAGTCATCGTTGTTCTCCTTGATTTCAACCATGCGCAACACACCCTCTGGTGCAGTTGCAACCACCTTGTCGTATTGCTCCCATGCCTGACAAGCAGGGCACTCGGCATCGTGCTTGGGGCAACGCTCGCCCCAATAGAACACCATCGCTTCATGTATTGCGTTACCCTCAGTCATCTTCGCTCTCCTCAACTTCAATGAACTCATTGCACTCAGCCATGTCTTTCACATCGACCTCGCTCATGTACCCAAGGCAAGCCTTGGCGATGGACTCCCACGACACCACGCCTTCCTCGGCGAGTTCGTACAGTTTGTTTGTCGCTTCTCTGCTCATGTTCTCAACTCCTTTTGGTTAGTTTGCTTCAAGGTTGTGGGTGCTTGAGTAGGTGTTACCAACTGATACGGCCCTTTGCCGTACTCTTGCACGATGCACCAGCTTGATCGGGCTTCGGATGCGGCGTGTTCACGGTCACGCTCGCAGAACAAACAGAATGCTTGGTATCTTGAAGCGGGTACATCGTCACCGCAGTCAACGCATATCTTCCAGTCAAAATCTAACATTTGTTACCCCTCCCGTGATTCTTGGTTGTGGTTAGCATAGTATTGGGTTATCTTGCTCAGTTCTTGAGCAAGCGTGTTGAGCACCACATGAAGCGCAGTGGTGACAGCCGCAGGGTTGTTGCTACCCTTGGCGATGTCGTAGGCGTAGGAGATGGACTCCCTGATGGAGTCCTTGGTTGCAAACAGTGGGTTGTACAAACCCGATGCAAGTTGGGCGATTTCTTTATCTAACATTTGTTACCTCTGACCTTTCTGATTTTGGGTTTGGCTGAGAGACGGTTTTCTCCCAACCAGCTTATATTATACCACAAAGTTATGATATAGTCAAGTTTATTGACGTGGTGTTGGCGCAGTGTTCAGCCATGCAAGCACTCGAAGTATTGACCGATGATTGCGGTGTCCTCGAAGTTGTTGGTGTCGGTTTGCAGTTGGTCAGCGTCATGGTCTTGGAACCACAGGGTGTCATCGGTGTTGTTACACCTCACCTCGTATGCCCAGCCGTTGCCGTAGCTTTTGATGTTGTACTTGCCATCGTGTGTGTCGAACTCGTTTGTCGTCATGGTGTACCTTTCTGATTGAACCTAACATTTGTTATGTTTTCGGGGTTTTGGCAGGGCTGTTTTTGTTTTTTCCCAACCAGCTTATATTATACCACAAAGTTACATGAATGTCAAATTTTTAGGCGGTGTGTGGTGTTATAAAAGTTGGTAATGTTATGAGGGGTTTTTGGGTTTGTAACGCAAAAACATAACGCAAAAAAATCAATGGAATCAATAGGTTAGGAAAGAAAAAATTGAATATGTTATAATGTTATGAGAAAAAAAGTATATATAGCGCCGTGAACTTGACATTGTCAAGTTCTGGGTATGTGTGATGTTATGCACTTGCTGTGTTGCGCATTTTGGCGGGTTCTCACTATACCCGTGTAACATTGTAACATATAACAATGCTTTAAAATCAACAACTTGCGTGTGATACGATATAACATTACCCTTCAAAACATAACATTTGTTAGGTTCGAGGCTACCCCCGCGCAGGGAACTGGTCTTGTCTAAGGGTTTGTCCCTATGGAAAAAGCCAAAAAAAAATGAGACACTGCGTGCAGTGTCTCACTTAATCGCAAGGCTACCCCCGCGCAGAGAACTGGCATTCGGGAAAAGTCGGGCGAAACAAAAACCCGTCATAACAAAAGTTATGACGGGCAGACGCAAAAAAGCCCGCATGAAGCGGGCTTAGTGTTAAGAGGGTAAGGGTTAGTCTGTTAGTAGGGCAGTATGCACAACCCCGCGACCACGCGCCAAAATCATTTCTTGAATGATGGCTTCGCGCAATTCATTGATTAAGCGGTGTGCATCAAACTTTGGGCTTTCCTTGAAATCAAACCCGTTCAAGTAAGCGCATTCGACCATGAGTTGCAGTTGTTGCAGTTTTTTCTCTGTGCTGTGCATCATTTTGAATTCTCCGAACATAACAAATGTTATAAATAGGGCAGGGTAAACCCTGCCCTGCCCGATTAACCTAATTCATCGATGTTGCCACCGAGAATCGCGTAAGCAGTCATAAGCTCGCCCTTGACCTCAGACGCCTTGCACTCAGTGCCCGCTTCCTCAGCCTTGAATATCCGATTGATAAGGGTTTTCAATTCGGCAAGGGTTTTCGCGTCAACATCCTGCGAACCACCGGATACCTTGTTACCCGCTGTCACGTACCCGCTCGCTTCCTTGACACGTTGCCAGTAGACGTTGATTGTGGCTTCACCGAAACCCTCATCCTTGAATGCTTGGACGAACAGCTTGCGCTCATCATTCACACCGGCTTTGAGCTTACCCTTAAGCTCGTACCACTTGCTCGTTACGTTGCCCTCATTGTCAACAAGGTCAAAGGCTGAGCAAAGGCCGTTAGCATAAGCGCTGAGCACTTGGCCGGTTTTCTTGGCCGACTTGACTAGATCGGTGCGAAGCTCGAACAAGGGGACAACCGGAGTGACGCCGACTTGTGTGACAACCGCGCCTGCTACCTGAGTGAGTGTATTCATTTTCTAACCTTTCAAAAACATCTAACATGAAACATAACATCTGTTATGTATGCAACCGATTATCCGTTTGCATGGGTATATTATACCACAAAATAATAGACAATGCAAATACAGCGTAAACAATAAATAAAAGAATATTCTAGTATGGGGACGGGCCTAACAATAGTTAGATTATCAAATTGATAAACCCCACCACCCCAAAAAATAGGAAAAGGGAGGTGCCGCACTTACACTGTGCGGAACACACCCGGTACCAACATCCATACTTTTTATAACAATACCCCCCTCCCCCCTTTAAGTTTCCAGTCGGCCCTAATAAGTATCCATCCACAGAAACACCCCCCGTCACTTTTTATTTTGGGTTCCCGTTGCCCCCTATATATTTTTCTGTTACAGTCCGGCCAGTTGGTGGAAACGGTTTGGCTCCGTAAAGGTTTTCGTTGAATTGCACCTTTGAACCCTGCCTTATGGGAGCCACCAACAACCCCTCTTAACGGAGTGCCATGATTCCACTTGAACCTACGTCGGAACACCCTGTTCCTTTTGATCTATCCAACGAGCAGCCAAAAACTCATGCGGATAGCGTAGCTGTCGCTGTAAATACAGTTGACCTCCTGAATAGCCTCGGTGCAAGCATTGACTTCAACAACGAAGACCTGCACAAAGCTGCTGATCTCATAACCGGCGCAGCCAAACCCAACGCCCCCCGTACTATTTCAAAGTCTGCTGAAGCAGCCGCAGCCCACCATTTGGTAAAGCGGTTTGACTTCCAAGCGTTCTCGGATGCGTTGCAAGCCAGAAACTTCATCACGAACAAGTTGATCGAGTTGGCTGACAATGGCGACCCGAAGATTGAATTGAAAGCCCTTGAACTTCTGGGCAAGCACTCGGACATCGGCCTCTTCACAGAACGCAGCGAGATCACCGTCCACCACACAACTTCCACATCGCTTGAGAATTCAATCAAGGACAGGATCAAGCGCCTCCTCAATTCGGATGTGTCTGATGTCACTCCTTTGGATGATCTGGATGCTCAGTTGGGGATGCACAAAGCTCAAGTAGATGTAGTAGAAGAAGAACCGGCAATAAGTATTGAAACTGTAGCGGAAGACAAAACCCCGGAAACCGAGGTACAAAAAGATGAGTGACATCTCCCTCAAGGATATTGAGGCGCTCATACATGCGGGGAAACTGAGCGAAGCGGACTTACGGGTACTAGAGGCTCAGCTAACTAAGTTGGAGAAGCTCAAAGAACGTGAGCTTGCCCAGAAAAAGTTCATTAAGTTTGTGGAGAGGGTCTGGCCAACCTTCATTTCGGGTGCGCACCATAAAAGAATGGCCGAAGCGTTCGAGCGGGTGGCCAACGGGACGTGCAAACGGCTCATCATCAACATGCCACCCCGACATACTAAGTCCGAGTTTGCTTCATACCTGCTCCCAGCTTGGTTCTTGGGCAAATATCCGGGCAAAAAGGTGATTCAAGCCTCTCACACGGCTGAATTGGCGGTGGGCTTCGGGCGAAAAGTACGAAATCTTGTGGATTCTGACGTTTACCATGAGATTTTTCCCGAGTTAAGCTTGCAAAGTGACTCAAAAGCGGCTGGCCGGTGGAACACATCCAAGGGTGGTGACTATTTTGCGATTGGTGTGGGCGGTGCGGTGACCGGTAAAGGCGCGGACGTGCTGATTATTGACGACCCGCACTCAGAACAAGAGGCGGCGATGGCCGCAAGCAACCCAGAAGTGTACGACAAAGTTATAGAATGGTACACATCAGGGCCACGGCAGCGTTTGCAGCCGGGCGGAGCCATCGTAATTGTGATGACGCGCTGGTCTCAGCGGGATTTGACCGGCCAAGTGCTGAAATCTGCGGCACAACGCTCGGGCGAAGACTGGGAAGTAATTGAATTTCCGGCAATTTTGCCTTCCGGAAACCCGCTTTGGCCCCAATTTTGGTCGTTGGAAGAGCTTGAAGCCCTCAGAAATGAGCTTCCAAACGCCAAATGGCAGGCTCAGTACCAGCAAAACCCCGTGGGCAACGAGAGTGCGATCGTCAAGCGCGACTGGTGGCAGATATGGGAAGAAGACCGGCCACCAGCGTGTGAATACATCCTCCAGACATGGGACACGGCGTTCGAGAAGAACAACCGGGCCGACTATTCTGCTGGCACAACGTGGGGCGTGTTCAAAAACGACGAAGACCACGGTAACACCAACCTGATCCTGCTCAATACATATAAGAAGAGGGTTGAGTACCCGGACTTGAAGCGTGACGTGCTCAAGGAGTACAACATGTACGAGCCGGACGGAGTCCTTATAGAGAAGAAGGCATCGGGTGCTCCGTTGATCTACGACCTACGTGCGATGGGCATACCTGTGCAGGAGTTCACACCGGGCAAAGGACAAGACAAAGTTGCTCGTCTCAACGCAGTCTCAGACATAATCGCGTCTGGGAAAGTATGGGTGCCAAACACTAGGTGGGCTGAGGAGTTGGTTGACGAAATTGCAGAATTTCCGTCAGGTGAACACGATGACTTGGTGGATGCGACCACACTGGCGCTCATGAGATTTAGACAAGGTGGGTTTCTGCGCTTACCCAGCGACGAGCCTGAAGACATTCGGTATTTCAAAGGTCACCGCCGTGAGCGGTTCTACACAGTTTAAGGAAAAATCATGGCCACGAGTTCAATGGACAAAGCACTTTACCAAGCCCCTATGGGCCTCTCTGATCTGGCTGTACAGCCCGACATCGAAGTCGAGATTGAAGACCCCGAGGCAGTAAACCTGCACATGGGTGACATTGAGATTGACTTGAAGCCACGCAAAGAAACGTCAGAAGACTTCGATGCCAACCTCGCTGAGTACATGGACGATGGTGAGTTGGACTCGCTTGGCCAAGAGTTGGTTGAGGACTTTGGCAAGGACATCAACGACCGCAAAGACTGGATACGCACGTACGTGGATGGTCTAAAACTACTGGGCCTACAGTACGAAGAGCGCACCGAGCCGTGGCAGGGCGCGTGTGGTGTGTTCCACCCGATGCTGACCGAGTCAGTAGTTAGGTTCCAGAGCGAGGCGATGATGGAGACGTTCCCAGCGATGGGGCCAGTCAAGACCCAGATTGTAGGAGCCATCGACCTGCTACGTGAAGAAGCCGCTGCTCGCGTGCGTGAGGACATGAACTATCAGTTGACCGAGGTGATGGTCGAGTACCGGCCAGAGCACGAGAAGATGTTGTGGTCACTACCGCTGGCGGGTTCTGCGTTCAAGAAGGTGTACTACGACCCGAGCAAAGGTCGTCAGGTGGCGGTGTTCATTCCAGCCGAGGACATAGTCGTGCCGTATGGTGCGAGTAATTTGGAGTCAGCGGAGCGGGTTACCCATGTGATGCGCAAGACCGAGAACGAGGTCAAGAAGTTGCAGGAAGCTGGGTTCTATCTCGATGTGGACTTGGGTGAGCCGACGCATGAGTTGGACGACATCGAGAAGCAGAAGGCTGAAGAGCAGGGCATGTCTGCACTCAATGACGAGCGCTTCCGTTTCCTTGAGATGCACGTTGATTTGGACTTGACTGGGTTCGAGCATACCGACAAGAAAGGCAAGCCCACGGGTATTGCGCTACCATACGTGGTGACAGTTGAGAAGGGCACGCGCAAGGTCTTAGCAATCCGCAGAAATTGGTACGAAGATGACAGACTCCACACCAAACGACAGCACTTTGTTCACTACCAATACATCCCCGGTTTTGGCTTCTATGGTTACGGTCTTATCCACCTTATCGGTGGGTACGCGAAGAGCGCTACGATGCTCATCCGTCAACTCGTGGATGCGGGAACACTTTCGAACTTACCCGGGGGTCTCAAGTCTCGTGGTCTCCGCATCAAAGGCGACGATACACCTATCCAGCCCGGAGAGTTCCGAGACGTAGACGTCCCAAGCGGCTCAATCAGGGACAACATCCTGCCCCTGCCGTACAAGGAGCCATCACAGGTTCTGTTTGCTCTGTTCCAAAACATTGTGCAAGAAGGCCGTGCGTTCGCCTCCAGCGGCGACATGAACGTGTCTGACATGAGCACAAACGCACCGGTGGGTACCACGTTGGCGTTGTTGGAGCGCACCTTGAAAGTGATGACGGCAGTTCAAGCCCGCCTGCACTACACCATGAAGCAAGAGTTCCGCCTCTTGAAGACCATCATCGCTGACTACACCCCCGAGGAGTACGACTATGAGCCGGAAGACGCAGGGCGTAAAGCCAAGAAATCGGACTATGACAGCACAGATGTTATTCCTGTCAGTGATCCAAATGCAGCAACAATGGCACAGAAAATTGTGCAGTATCAAGCTGTTCTTCAGTTGGCTCAGTCTGCACCACAACTCTATAACTTACCTCTGTTGCATCGCCAGATGATTGAGGTGCTGGGTATCAAGAATGCCAGCAAACTTGTGCCGGTGGAAGATGATGCGGTGCCAACCGACCCAGTGCAGGAGAACCAGAACCTCCTCATTATGAAACCGGTCAAGGCGTTTATCGAGCAGAACCACGAGGCTCACATCCAAGCGCACATGGCAGCGATACAGAACCCCAAAATTCAGCAGTTGATGCAGATGAACCCACAGGCTCAAGCGATCATGGCCGCAGCGATGGCGCACATCAACGAGCACATTGCGTTCGAGTACCGCAAACAAGTGGAGATGGCCATCGGTACACCGCTGCCAACAGAGGAGCAGAACAAACAGATTCCTCCAGAGTTGGCAGACAAGATAGCCATGATGACCGCTCAAGCATCACAGCAGTTATTGCAGCAGGCCCAACAACAGGCGCAGCAACAGCAAGCTCAACAGCAGATGCAAGACCCGATTGTTCAGATGCAGATGCAAGAGCTTCAACTCAAACAGCAGGACTTGCAGTTGAAGCAGCAAAAACAGGCGGCGGATGCAGCGGCCAAGGCCGACCAGTTGGAGATCGAGAAAGCACGCATCGTGGCTCAAAAAGAGATCGCTGCAATGCAGGTCAGCGCTACCGCCGCTGCTAAACGAGATCAACTCAACAAACAGCAGTACACAGAAGGAGTTCGTATGGGCATCGACGCTGCGAAGCACAAGGCGCAGATGGCTGTACAGATGGCGCAACGGGCGGCGCAAAAACCGCCTAGCAACAAAAAGGAAAACAAGTGAACGAGACGCAAATACTGCAATACATCGTAGATGCAATCGAGAAATTACGCAGGGACAACGAAGGTTTCCTTGCTGCTGGAAGAGCTGACGGTTTCGATGAGTACCGTCATGTCTGCGGGGTGATTCGGGGTCTAACCTTCGCAGAAAGCATCATCAAAGACCTTGCACAAAAACTGGAGTTAGCCGATGACTGAATTTGATACCGCTGCCGTTGATCTGACCGGCATTCTGAACAAGAGTGCCGAAGAGAAAGCCAAGCAGTTGCCTGATCCAAAAACCTTCCGCCTTTTGTGCGTTGTTCCTGAAGCGATGGAAGAGTATGCAGACAGTGAAGTTGGTCTCATCAAAGCCGACAAAACTATGCACTACGAAGAGGTACTGACCCCAGTCCTGTTCGTCATCAAGTTAGGCCCTGATGCCTATAAAGACACCGCCCGGTTCCCCAGTGGGCCGTCGTGCAAGGAGGGTGACTTCGTCATCGTCCGACCCAATTCAGGCACCCGCCTGAAGATTCATGGCCGTGAATTCCGCATCATCAACGATGACTCGGTTGAAGCAGTTGTGGAAGACCCGCGTGGCATCACCCGCGCAGCATAAGGAGTAATACATGGCAACAAGATTTGGTGACGACACCTTTGAGTTTCCCGACGAGATAGAAGCCAAGAAAGCTGCTGCTGAAAGCAAGATCGAGATTGAGATCGAAGACGATACTCCCCCGGAAGATCGTGGTCGCAAGCCCATGAAAGAACCGGTGGAAGACCCGACCGAAGAGGAGTTAGCCTCCTACGACGAGAAGGTTCAGCAACGGATCAAGAAGTTCACCCGTGGTTACCACGATGAGCGGCGCGCAAAAGAACAAGCTTTGCGTGAGCGTGAAGCTACTGAAGCTTACGCACGACAGATCATTGAGGAAAACAAACGCCTTCAACAACAGCTTTCTAGTGGTAGTAAAGTGTTCATTGAGCAGTCGCAATCCAGCGCTCAGATTGAACTTGAATCCGCCAAGAAAAAGTACAAAGAAGCCTACGAAGCGGGCGATGTAGATGCCTTGACCGACGCCCAAGCAGAAATTGCTGAAGCTACGTTAAAGCTCGACAAGACCCGTGGCATGAAGCCCATCGAGGTTGAGGATAAAGAGTACACACCTGCACAACCCGAGCAACCTAAGATTTCCCCGCGCACTCAAAAGTGGGTCGAGCGCAACAGCGATTGGTGGGGTAAGGATGACGAAATGACAATGGCCGCTATGGGCATTGACAGGAAGTTACAGAAAGAGTATGGTGCGGACTATGTAGGTACTGAAGAGTACTTCAAAACCATCGACAAAACGATGCGCAAAAGATTTCCTGAGCACTTTGAAAGTGAACAGAGCTACGAGGATGACGAACCGCCTCCAAAGAAAAGAACGTCAGAACCGGTTGACGAGGATGATGAAGATGATCCGCCGCGCCGTGCAACAAAAATTACTTCGCCTGTGGCTCCAGCCACACGGAGTACACCACCTAGTCGTATTCGTCTAAAAGCATCAGAAGCCGCGCAAGCGCGTCGCCTTGGGGTGCCCATTGAAGAATATGCGAGACAGGTTGCTTTACTTAGAAAAGGTGCTTAATCATGGAAACAGTAGATACAAAAAAACCGCAGAATCGTTTGGATCGTGCGTTGGACAGCCGGGTGCAAACCCACAGACCTTCCTTTTGGCAGGCCCCTGAAGCGCTACCTATGCCTGACGAACGCCCCGGTTGGAAACACCGCTATATCCGCTTGAGCACCTTGGGAACTGCTGACCCCAGCAATATTTCCTCTAAGTTACGTGAAGGATACGAACCCGTGAAAGCGGAAGAATATCCCGAACTCATGATGCACGCTGCCACCGAAGGCCGCTTTAAGGGCGGCATTGAGATTGGCGGGCTGTTGCTCTGTCGTATCCCTGCCGAGTTCATGGAACAACGTGCGAAGCACTTTGAAGGCCTGAGCAAGCAACAAATGGATTCGGTGGACAACAATTTCCTTCGTGAAAGGGACGCTCGATCTAATATGGCGTTATTCGCTGATAAGAAGTCGAAAGTCACTTTCGGTTCTGGTTCTTAAATTGGAGTTTCAAAAATGGCATACCCCACGGTAAGCGCCCCTTACGGGCTGAAGCCAATCAATGCGATTGGTGGTCGTGTGTACGCTGGTGCAACTCGTCAATACCAAATCGCCTCTGGCGATTCCACTGGCATTTTTTACGGCGATGCCGTGAAATTGACCAATGCAGGTGTAGTGACGAAAGACACCATGACTACAGCGGCCTCTGGTTCTACGATTGGTGTTTTCACCGGCTGTTCTTACGTTAACGCGCAAGGTCAGACCATCTACTCGCAGTATTTCCCTGCGTCAACCACTGCCCCCACAGGCACAGTCATCACCGCTTACGTGATTGATGATCCCGATGTCTGCTTCAAGGTAGCTTATGTTTCCAGCGGCACAACTGTCGCCTTTATCGGTCGTACCGTTATCGGCAACAACTTGGCTCTGGTGCAGAACTCTGGCTCTACCACCACTGGCGACAGTGCTGTGGCAGTTTCCAGCGAAGCAACCACAAGTACCCTCCCCATCCGTGTTGTTGATGTTGTCCCCGAGACAGCCAACTCATCTGGGAATTTCTGTGAACTGATTGTCAAGTGGAACTTCGCTATTCACTTCAATCAAATCGCCACTGGCGTTTAAGGAGCAATAAATGGCTATTTCACGCGCACAACTGCTGAAAGAGTTGCTCCCCGGACTGAACGCATTGTTCGGTATGGAGTACGCACGCTACGGCGAAGAGCACAAGGAAATCTACGAAACCGAGACTTCCGAGCGTTCATTTGAAGAAGAAACCAAGCTGTCTGGTTTCTCTGCTGCACCGGTCAAAAACGAGGGTTCTGCCATCGCTTATGACAATGCACAGGAAGCATGGACAACCCGCTACAACCACGAAACCATCGCCTTGGGTTTCTCAATCACTGAAGAAGCGATTGAAGATAACTTGTACGACAGCTTGTCTGCTCGTTACACCAAGTCTCTGGCTCGTGCAATGGCATACACCAAACAGGTCAAGGCTGCTGCCGTCCTGAACAACGGCTTCTCCGGCACCTACCCCGGTGGTGATGGCGTGTCTTTGTTCAACGCCAACCACCCCCTGATCTCTGGTGGTGTCAACAGCAACACTCCTTCCACTCAGGTTGACCTGAACGAGACTTCCTTGGAAGCCGCCGTTATTCAGATCGCCGGTTGGACAGACGAGCGTGGCTTGTTGATCGCAGCAAAGCCTGTGAAGATGATTGTTCCCCCGAACTTGATGTTCGTCGCCAAGCGTCTGTTGGACACCGAACTCCGTGTGTCTACTGCCGATAACGACATCAACGCCATCAAGCAAATGGGCGCAATCCCCGGTGGTTACGCTGTCAACCACTTCTTGACAGACACCAATGCTTGGTTCCTGACTACAGACGTGCCTAACGGTCTGAAGCACTTCGTTCGTTCTCCGCTGGCTAACAGCATGGACGGCGACTTCGACACCGGCAACGTCCGTTACAAGGCCCGTGAGCGTTACAGCTTCGGCTGGTCTGACCCATTGGGTATGTGGGGTTCTTCAGGTTCGTCCTGATAGCTGGACTGGGAGTTTCCCGGTCGTCCACGGAAAGGCTCCTTCGGGAGCCTTTTTATTTGTTGCATACCATTTTCTTTTGGTGTATATTGCACTCATTCCGGGGTTCTCCGGTGTATCAAACAGTCCCGGCTGACGACATGCAGATTGATACACCCCAACTTGCATGTAAGGAAAAAACATGGCACGCACTACGTTTCAAGGCCCAGTCCGGTCGCTCAATGGTTTTTACACTCAAGGCCCCGGCGCTGTTCTGGCAATTACTTCATCTACCACTCTCAGCCCTGCTGTTCATGGTGGTCGCATCCTCACAATCGGTGGTTCACTGGCAGCAAACGTCGTTTTGACTTTGCCAACGATTAACGCCTCTTCTGACCCTAGCTCATCCGGCCCCGGCTCAGACCCCAATACCCTGAACAACGAAGGCGTTGTGTACACAATTTGGGTTCCCACAACCATTTCCACAAGCTCGTTGAAGATTGGTACCGACGGTACTGACAAGTATGTTGGCTCTGTTTTGTCAATCGACACCGACTCTTCAAACGTGACTGTTGGCTTTGTCCCCGCAGCATCCAACGACTTCATCAACTTGAACGGTGGAACCACCGGCGGTGTTGCTGGTACTTGGGTTCAGATTGTTGCTGTTGCTGCGTTGAAATACATGGTTACCGGCACTGTGCTGGGTACAGGCGTTGTAGCTACACCGTTTGCAGATTCCTGATTAGGAGCCAAACATGGCGATGCAATATGACGTTAAGTCAACGCATTTGAACGCATCTGGCTCGATCTTCTCGGGCCGGGCGCGTATCAAAGGCTTCTCCATCTGCGCTACGGCGAGTACTGCCGGTACGCTTCAGTTGAAAGATGGCGGTTCCGGTGGAACCGTTATGGTTGAAATTGACATCCCATCCAACTCCAACCCCAATTCGTTCTACGTCTTGGTTCCCGGAGAAGGTGTTTTGTGTTCAACCAGCATCTATGCAACTATGACAAACATCGCCAGTGTGACGGTGTTTTATGGCTAAGTCACCCGCATGGCAACGGTCGGAAGGGAAGAACCCAAATGGCGGCTTGAACGCCAAAGGGCGAGCCTCTGCGAAGAAAGAAGGGCACAACCTGAAACCTCCGCAGCCAGAGGGCGGCAGTCGCCGCGACTCTTTTTGTGCCCGGATGAAGGGCATGAAAGCGAAACTTACGAGCGCCAAGACCGCAAACGATCCAGATTCGAGGATTAACAAGAGCCTTCGAGTTTGGAACTGTGCTGATGGCGGGTATGTGTCACAAGCAGATGGTTGCGCTACCAAGGGCAAAACAAAAGGCAGGTTTGTGTAAATGGCTGAACACGATCACGAAACAATAAAGCACATCCTTGATGGTGCATCTTTAATCACCGTCATAGGAACGCTTGTGGAATTCTTACCTGCCGTCTCCGCGCTGCTCAGTATTATCTGGTTGGCAATCCGCATCTACGAAACTGAAACCGTACAAAAGCTTGTGAACCGCAAGAAAGACGACGATGCCAGCAACAAGCCTTAAACAAAAGAAATTCATGGATGCTGCGGCGCACAATCCAGCGTTTGCGCAGCAAGCTGGTATCCCACAAAAAGTAGCACAAGATTTCAGCAAGACCAGTAAGGGAATGAAATTTGGTGCCCCAAGGTCAGTTGTAACCCGCGCAGACCGTCAGACTATCAACAGCCCCAAAACCAATCAAGGTAAAGGGGAACTTTTTAAGAAAGGTGGAAACACTATGGCAACGAAAAAAATGATGGCTTTTGAAAAATCCGGTAAAGATGTTGAAATGAAGGGCGTGAAAGAAGGCTCTAAAGCTGACATGGCTATGGACAAAAAACAAATGGCTATGAAAAAAGGCGGCGGTGTTAAAAAGATGGCTTCTGGCGGCTCAGCTTCTGCCCGCGCTGATGGTGTTGCTCAACGCGGCAAAACCAAAGGAAAAATGTTGGCCAAAGGCGGAAAAGCCTGCTAAGGAGTACTCATGATGTACGACGATTTGGAAAAGAACAAAGCGGCCCCTCAAGAGCCTGATGACGCATCGGCTGGCCGCAAGTTCAAAAAAGATGAACCCGGTATGCCCGAGCAGCCCGGTCAAGACATTCGTGTTGATGGTAAGCCGGTGAAGCCCGCCAAGAAGATGGCCGGTGGTGGCTCCGCCTCCAGCCGCGCCGATGGTATCGCTCAACGCGGCAAAACCCGTGGAGTAATGATCTGATGATGGCTTCTCGCGGCATGGGGGCCATCAACCCGTCAAAGATGCCGGGTAAGAAGACGATCACCCGCAAGGATGATCCGAACAAGGTCGCCATGTACGCAGAGGGTGGCAAAGTCAATGCCGCTGGTAACTACACCAAGCCTGAACTGCGCAAGCGGATTGTGGCTCAGGTAAAAGCAGCAGCCACCCAAGGCACTGGCGCAGGCCAGTGGTCAGCAAGGAAAGCGCAGTTGGTGGCCAAGAAGTACAAGGCTGCTGGCGGGGGTTACCGCGATTGAAAGCGCCGCAGCAATCCCTCAAAGATTGGACGGCCCAGAAATGGCGTACCAAGTCTGGCAAGCGGTCGTCTGACACGGGTGAGCGGTATTTGCCAGAGAAGGCAATCAAGGCTTTGAGTTCTGCCGAGTATGCGGCAACGACAAGAGCTAAGAGAGCGGGGAAAGCGGTGGGGAAACAGTTTGTAAAGCAACCACCCAAGGTGGCAAAGAAAACAGCGGGGTACAGATAATGGCTGAGAAGTGGATTCAGAAGGCGATCAAAAAGCCCGGCGCGTTACGTGCCGAATTGGGCGTGAAGGGCGACAAACCTATTCCCGCCAAAAAGCTGGCCGCAGCCGCCAAGAAGCCCGGTAAGTTGGGCCAACGTGCGCGTCTGGCCGAAACCCTCAAGAAAATGAAGTGACATGGCAAATACTTCCGGTGCAGTCAGTTTTAACCTCGACCTAGTTGAATTGGTTGAGGAAGCGTATGAACGCGCCGGTAGTGAGTTGCGCACTGGTTACGACCTGAAGACAGCAAGGCGCAGCTTGAACATCATGTTCGCTGACTGGGCCAACCGTGGTATCAACCTGTGGACGATTGAGCAAGGCACGATTGACTTGGTGCAGGGGCAGAATACCTACCCGCTGCCCAACGACACCATCGACCTGTTGGAGCATGTCATTCGCACTGGTGCGAACGTGGCTTCGACTCAGGCTGACCTTACCATCACCCGCATCAGCGTCTCCACCTACGCTACGATCCCCAACAAGATTACGCAGGCCCGCCCAATCCAGCTTTGGATTCAACGGTACAACGGCCAGACTTCACCGACAGGACTGGCCCTGAACGGAGCAATCACCAGCACCGACACTCAGATCACACTGGACTCCGTGGTTGGCCTACCCGCCGCTGGATTTGTAAAGATTGACAGCGAGATCATCAACTACAGTTACATCGAGGGCAACGTCCTCTACAACTGCTTCCGCGCCCAGCAGAACACCACAGCAGCCAGCCACACAAGCGGTACAGCCGTTTACTGGCAACAGGTTCCCGCCGTGACTGTTTGGCCAACCCCCGACAATGCCCAGACCTATCAGTTGGTGTACTGGCGACTACGCCGCACACAAGACGCTGGTGGTGGTGTGAACATAATGGACGTACCGTTTCGTTTCATCCCTTGCATGGCCGCTGGCCTGTCGTATTACATCGCTGGGAAGATTCCCACCGGCATGGAGCGCTTGCCTGTGCTGAAGCAGCAGTACGACGAGGCTTGGGAGTTGGCTGCGTACGAAGATCATGAGAAGGCCGCGCTGCGTTTGGTGCCCCGTCAAACCTACATTGGGAGGTAACCATGCCTAAAGGTAAACCAGAACGTGGCTTAGACGAACAGCAACTTGAGGGCGGCGGTGCTGGTAGTGGACGGATGACCGTGGCGGAGCGTTGGGCCAAAAGAAGTGACCCCAATTTTGATTGGGGGTCTCTAAAAGGCCCAAAAATACCTAAAGAAATCAAAGAAGAACGCGCTGCTAGATTTAAAGCAGAACGAGAAAATTTGATAAATTTCATGAACACAATCCCAAAAAGTTTGTCTGAAATGGCAGACGCGCAAAAAGCAACGATGACGCCCGGGCAACTAAGCAGGCGTGAACAAGCGAATAAAAATTTTGCTGAGTTGATGGATAGGAAAAATGCGCGAAAAAATACTCAGCCCGCACCTGAAACCCCCGATGAAACCCCTGACGGTATGAAAAAAGGTGGCCTGACCGCCTCTCGTCGCGCCGATGGAATCGCTTCTCGTGGTAAGACCAAGGGGAGATTTGTGTAATGGGTAATCGGTTTGCTTCAGGCAAACACGCAATCGCGGAGTGCGACCGCTGTGGGCAACGGTTCAAGCTGAAGGTTTTGAAGACTGAGATCATCAAGACCAAGAAGTATGACTTGCTGGTTTGCCCAGAGTGCTGGGATCCAGATCACCCGCAGTTGCAGTTGGGCATGTGGCCAGTGGACGACCCACAGGCGCTGAGGAATCCTCGCCCCGACCGTAGCTATGTTTTGTCAGGAACAAGTGGTTTGCAGATTACACCGACTGGATCGGGTATTGATGGGACAGGAACAGTGGAAGGCGGTAGTCGAATCTTCCAGTGGGGGTGGAATCCGGTTGGCGGATCAAGGGCAAATGATGCAGCACTGACACCAAATAACTTGGTTTTGGCTGTGGAACTTGGTACAGTAACAGTTGCAACGACATAAGGAGTCGAACATGGCAGAAAACATGAAATCAGACACAGCCCAAGACAAGGCTATGATTAAAAAAGCTTTCAAGCAGCATGATGCTCAAGAGCATAAAGGTGGCAAGGGTACATCCTTGAAGCTTGCAAAAGGTGGCAAAACCAACGCCCAGATGCTGAAGTATGGTCGCAACATGGCGAAGGTGATGAACCAACGCAGTTCTGGACGAGGCAAATAATATGGCAACCCCTAAAAAAGCCCCCTCAGTAGTTGTTGGTGAGGCCGACAACAAGAAGTATTTGAAAGACATGAATGTGTCTGTTGCAAATACACGTAGCGGCGAATACAAGCCAACCAAGACTGACGGTATCAAAATCCGTGGTACTGGCGCGGCTACCAAAGGCGTAACTGCCCGAGGCCCGATGGCATGAACTACGCACAGCTTGTAATTGCGATTCAGGATTACACGGAGAATAGCTTCAACTATTCGACCGATCCTACGCCTATTGATACCTTCATCAAGCAGGCGGAGCAGCGCATTTACAACTCTGTGCAGTTCCCGTCCATTCGCAAGAATGTGACCGGCGTGACAACTGCAAGCAACAAGTATTTGTCATGCCCCGGCGACTTCTTGGCTGTGTATTCAATCGCTGTTGAAACAACTGACGGGCAAGAGTTTCTCTTGAATAAAGATGTGAACTTTATCCGTCAGGCGTACCCCAAGGCGACCGACACAGCGACCCCGAAGTATTACGCACTGTTTGGCCCGACAACCACATCAGGCGCAAGCCCTGTGGTGACAAATGAGTTGAGCTTCATCCTTGGCCCAACGCCAGATGCTGCATACAACGTCGAGCTTCATTATTACTACTATCCTGAATCAATCGTCACCGCCAGCACGACATGGTTGGGTGACAACTTTGATTCTGTGTTGTTGTACGGCTCACTGGTTGAGGCGTATACCTACATGAAGGGTGAGGCTGACATCATGGCGTTTTACAACACCAAGTACCAAGAAGCACTTGCGTTGGCTAAACGTCTGGGTGATGGTATGGAAAAGCAAGACCAATACAGGTCGGGTCAGTTTAGACAGGCGGTGACCTGATGGCTTTCATGGGAAACTTTTCTTGCAATACGCTGCGCTCGGGGCTGGCAAACGGGTCGATCAATCTGACAACCGACACGTTTTATTTGGCCTTGTACACCAACGCAGCCACGCTTGACGAAACAACTACAGCCTACACTGCAACTGGCGAAGCCTCTGGAGGAGACTATGCTGCTGGAGGACAGGTTGTGACTGCAACAGTTTCATCTGAAGCAACATCTTCTGGCAGTGTTGTTTATGTTTCGTTCTCTTCACCATCGTGGACTGGTCAGATCACCGCTCGCGGAGCATTGATCTACAAGGCTGGAGATAACGGGGCAGTTTGTGTTCTTGACTTTGGCAACGACAAAACATCCGCCAATACATTCACTGTGACGATGCCTGCGAACACAAGCACATCAGCACTCATCCGACTCGTTTAAGGAGCATTAAATGTCGAACGTAGAAAAAGCCCAAGCCGCCGATACTATTGGTAGCGCACTTACCCGAACCTTGGAGGCTGGCGAGACAGCGTCTGCCAAGGGCGTTTATCACATGCAGTGCTTTGACAAAGACGGCAATTTGAAGTGGGAAGCTGAATGCCCCAATCTGGTTGTCAACGGCGGCTTGCAAGACATGAACAACAAGTACTTCCTTGGTAGCGCATACACTGCCACTTGGTACATTGGCTTGTACGGCTCTGGTGCAACCAACAATCCCGCAGCAACAGACACCATGTCTTCTCATGCAGGTTGGATTGAGGTTGTGCCTTACAGCCAAGCAACCCGTCCGGCTTGTTCATTTGCCACGCCGACCACAGCCAACCCGTCTGTGGCAACCAACTCAGCTTCACCTGCTGTGTTCAGTATCAACGCAACATCAACGGTTGGCGGTGCATTCCTGACCAGCAACAATACCAAGAGTGGTACGACTGGTACGCTGTACTCAGCTTCTGACTTTACTTCGCCGGGTGATCGCTCTGTTGTTTCAGGCGATACGCTCAACGTCACTTACACACTCAGCTTGGCAGGTTAATCATGGCAACATTTAAAAAAGGCGACGTAGTTCGGCTGACCGGCGTTGTGCCGCTTGGCCCGGTGATCGGCATGCGCATGGATGATGATGGCAACGTGTCCTACCTGATTGAGTGGACTGACATCGAAGGCCATGTGCAACAGCGTTGGTTCGCTGAAAACGAACTGGCAGCAGTCTAATATGAGTGGGGCATGACGAGTGTTCGGCATATCCGCATTCTCACAAGCCCCGTTTTCGTCGCTTGGTAACTCGACTTACGCAGTATTTGTAACAGAGACATCCACAGCGACGGATAGCGTTTCTTCGCTTTTAACTTTCCTTTCAGCCGTATCAGAGACATCCACTGCAACAGATGCGGTGTCTTCGCTCGTTACATTCCCAGCGGCTGTCAGTGAGACTTCGACTGCTACCAACACCTTTGCGGCGGCTCAGACATTTGGCACAGCAGTCACTGAGACTTCGACCGCTACGGATTCCATGTCCGGTGCGCAGACATTTGCCACAGCCGTCACCGAGACATCCACAGCGACAGATTCGATTGCAGGAAAACAAACCTTTGGCTCATCAATAGCCGAGACAGCAACTGCCACAGATTCAGACGCAGTAGCTGCCAGCACCTTCAATGCGCCGGTGGTGGAGACTGCCACGGCAACAGATTCAATTTCAGCCAAGGCCACATTCCCTGCTGCGGTGAGCGAGACAGCGACAGCGACTGACGCAGATTCAGCGGCACAAACTTTTGCCACCAATGTGGCAGAGACGGCAACAGCCACAGACTCCATCTCTGGAACTCAGACGTTTGCCTCGACTATTGCTGAAACGGCAACTGCCACAGATTCGACAGCAAGCTCGTTTGCTTTCCTTGGCGCGGTCAGTGAGACGGCGACAGCAACAGATACCAACGTGGCCTCAAACTTGTGGATTACAAACATTTCAGAAACTTCCACAGCCACCGATGCAATTGATGCGGCTGCTATCTTTGAGGCGCTGGTTGAGGAGTCCGGCTCAGTTATTGATGAGGTGATAGCGGCTCAGGTGTTCCTTGCCGCCATCCAAGAAACCATCACGGCATCAGACTCGTTCTTTGCCCGGTTCTTGTGGGAACTCATCAATGACAGTCAGACCGCAAGCTGGGGCAACATTGATTCTTCAGAAAGCACAACATGGGCGACAATCGACGCATCCCAGACCGCTGGGTGGGCGACTGTTGATACCGCAGAATCCGCAGGCTGGGCAGAAATTGACGACAGCAACCCCAATACTTGGACAAAGATTGGAACCGTTTAAGGGTGACACATGGCATTAGTTTTAGCTGATCGCGTTCGGGAAACTACTACCACCGTTGGTACAGGCACAGTCACGCTTGCAGGCGCGGTAACTGGCTTTCAGTCATTTGCTGTTGTTGGTAATGGCAACACCACGTACTACACCATTGCAGGTCAGGGAACCGCTGAATGGGAGGTGGGTATTGGAACCTACACCTCCGTAGGCACGACATTAAGCCGTGATACGGTTCTTTCTTCCAGCAACTCGGGCAGCTTGGTTTCGTTCAGCGCAGGCACAAAGGATGTGTTTGTCACATACCCGGCAGGCCGGTCAGTGTCCGGCGGTGAAGGGTACACAGAGAACGATGCCCAGATAGACATAAGCTCGACCATCAACACCGGCAGGAATGCCATCAGCGCAGGCCCAATCACAATCTCTTCCGGGGCCACAGTGACGGTTCCGTCCGGTTCTGTCTGGACTGTCGTCTGATAAACCAATAGAATGCAAAAAGGAGTTTAAACGTGGCATCCTCATACACAACACTGCTAGGGCTTGTACTGCCTGTAACCGGGGAACTCACGAATACGTGGGGTTCAACGGTGAACTCTTCTTTGACGCAACTGGTTGAAGACGCTATTGCTGGCTCTGTGAGCCAGTCAGTCACATCAGCAGACTGGACTTTGACAACTACCGCAGGCGGTGTATCCAACCAAGCTCGTCTGGCTATCCTGATTGCCACTGGTGCGCCAGCAACAACCCGCTATATCTACGCTCCGCAGTTGAGCAAGATGTACGTTGTCATCAACAACTGCACGGATCAAAGTTCTGTTTACATCCGTGGCGGCACATCCAGTTCATACACCACCGGCGTTGAGATTGAAGCTTTGGGTTCTGCCTTGGTTGCATGGGACTCAACAGCAAACAGCGGTGCAGGCGACTTTGTGAAGATTGCAGGTGGCGGTGGCGGCGCGGCAGGTGCAGGCGGCAACCAAATCTTCTTCCAGAATGATTTAAACGTCACCGCAAGCTACACCATCCCCACAGGTAAAAACGCTGGTACGTTTGGGCCTGTCACAATTGATTCCGGTGTCACCGTCACAGTCCCAAGTGGTTCTGTGTGGACAGTCGTTTAAGGAGAACACATGAGTTCAGTAGCCATTTCAGGAAACGCAAGTGGGGCAGGTGTCCTGACCATTGCTGCGCCCAATACAGCAAGCAACTACACGTTGACGTTGCCGACAGCTACCACCACGCTGGTAGGTACAGACGCAACTCAGACGCTGACGAATAAAACGCTGACCAGCCCGACAATTACTGGCGCGGTAATGAGTTCAATGGCTTCCAGCGTGATTACGTCGAGTACTGCGCAAGCATCTACCAGTGGTACAAGCATTGACTTTACAGGGTTGCCTGCTTGGGTAAAACGAATTACGGTGATGTTTAA